TCCACGGATGAGGGTGGGCGCGACTAAACAGGGTTTTCAAAAACTTTTTTGATACCCCCGTAGGGTTCCCAATGCGTCTGCAGAATCCGCTGCAGCTGTATCTGTGTTCTGTGTTTTGTGTCTTCGTCCTTGTCATACAGCGCGCTGATGATGCCGTGGTTGGAGTTGGACAAAGGGAACAGGTTCAAAGGGTCCAGGCGCCTGTTCCAGTCGTCCTCAATCTCGACTATGTGATGCACCATGTCCGCGGTCGCGATCCGGTGCTGCACATGGAAGGCATAGAGGTCCAGTCCGTCGTACCGGCTTAAGATGTAGCCACGCATCGCGCGCCACTCCTTCGACACATAAAACTGCGCCGTCTTTTTGTTGCGCCGGAACAGGTTATATTCCATGTGCCTGGACATCTGTCTGCCGGCTCCTTGTGCGCATGCCGGACACTGCGCGATCCCCTGCGGGATCAGCGTCCCGCACCTGCATTTATGCCACAGCATCGGGCCTCCTTTTTCACTGCCTGCCATACGCGCCCGGTGCCTGTCAGCTGCCGGACGCGCCTGCGTGGATGGACGAAAATGGCGCAGAAAAAAGCGGCCACGCTTTCGGCGCGACCGCTTCCTCTGCAGCAATTCCACGCTATCATTCTACTTCAGGCAAACCACCAATAAAACCCCAGCTTTTCCCCAGCTTTTTATCATTTCGGTTTTTGTTTTGATATGGTCCTGCCGGTTTTATATCTTCACCAGCTGATCCCTTCGATCCCGAAAAGCTTGACGGACATCTTCCGGATCAGTTCCTTACACCATCGTGCCGGCGTGTTCTTTCCGCAGTTCTGCAGCTCCGCGATCTCTTCGTAGCTTTTGCCCTCGACATAGTGCAGGCGGAAGGCGTCGAACTTGCAGGACATGCTTCTGTCCTGGTACTCGCTTCGAAGTTCTTCCAAAGCTCTGTCGATGTTCACGATCATCATGGCCGTCTTCAACTTTGTCCGCCTCACGCTTTCCAGGTGCGTGTCCTCGCTGATCAGCGACGCATACTGCGTGTATGCTTCCATGTCCTCCACTTCGGACACTGCCGTCTCTACGAACCTGCGCATTTCGATGTACTGCTCCATCAGGATCCGCGTGTTGTACAGGATCCTGCCGCGCTGGATCTTCCTGTCCTCTTCAAGAACAGCCTGCACTATCTTTCTGATCTCTGCCCTGTCCTTCTGCTCCTGCTGCATATCTGTCCGTCTGCTCCTTCAGTTCTGCCAGCCGCATGCTGAGATTGTCGGGCGGCTTTTTTATCCTGCCGCCTCTGCCCCTCGGCCTGCGTACCATCGGCATGCCGTGCATTCTCCTGTAATTGTTCGACGCCCTGGCCCGTTCCCTGTAGTACCTGCGCCATGCCTCGGCCTCTGCCTTCTGTTTTTCCGTCATGGATATGGACTCCATGACTTCCCGCACGTTGTGGATGATCTCTTCAAGTACCGGCGCCATGGCCGCGAATGCTTCCGCCATCTCTTTCGTCACCGCTTCAAGTGATGGCCGCAGCGCTTCGAATTCCTCCCTGATCGCCTGCCGTTTCGCCTCGATCTCGGACATGTCTGGTTCCGGTATTTCCGGCATGTTCAGTTTCGGCGGTTTCACTTCCGGCATCTCCGGCATGGTCAGCGGTTCCGGCACGCCTGCCCGGACATCCGCCCCGAAGAACCTTTTGACCTTTTCCCACGCCCTTCTGGCCGCTTCCTTTATCCGCATTTCCTCACCTTCTTTCTTTTCGATCACGAAAAAGGCAGTTCTTCGTCGATGCCGTCCGGTATATTCATGAATCCGTCATAACCGGCGGCGCCCTCTGCCGGCGTCGGCGTGTATGCCCCGCTCTGCGCCTGGCCGCTTCCTCCGTTCTGTCTCGCGGATCCTGCCGCCTTGCTTTCTGCGAATTCCACATCTTCGCATACGACGTCCGTCGTGTAGACCTTTACGCCGTCGCGGTTCGTGTAGGAGCCTGTCTGCAGGCGTCCTGTGACGGCGATCTTTGTCCCCTTCTTGATCCACTTTTCGATAAATTCGCCAGCTTTGCCGAAGGTGACGCAGGAAGGGAAATCCGCGTTCTGCTGGCCCTCCTGCCGGCGGCCCTTTCTGTCGACCGCAAGCGTGAAACGCGCTATGCACATCTGGTCCTGCCCCTGTGTGTATCTGATATCCGGGTCGCGGGTCAGGCGCCCGATCATAATGACCTTATTCATCTTTTCCGCTCTCCTCCTCTGATTCTCTGATGACCTGCACGACTGCCGCCAGAATCATCAGGATCAGAGCGGCCGCCACCGCGACGGCCAGCGCGATCCCAATCAGGCCCGCCATCACGAAAAATACTCTTGCCGGTTCTGCCATCAGTTCATACATTTGCGCATTCCTCCCTGTATTTCTCTTTAAGCCGCTCCGCCCGCTTCAGCATTTTGGCTTTCAGCCTCTGTTCTTCCTTCTGCAGGCCCTCAATGGTCTCCTGTCTGCTGTGGATGCTGATGTGCAGCCTGATCATCCGCTGGAGCCTGCGGCGCTTCTGCACGTTCATGCTCTGTTCGTGATCGTAGACGCCCACGGTGTAGTGCTTCCCGCAGGCTTCACAGCAGAAATACTTCTCTACGACCGGGAAATAGCCGTCCCTTTCTTTGGCGATCTCCCTTGTCCACAGGTTTATCGCGGTTTCCTTGCCGCATGCGTCGCATATCACGCGGGCGCCCTCTGCCTCGTTCATCGTCCGGCCTCCTTCCCGTCATCCTGAGCACCGTTCCCGTTTTCGACCGGGACACCGATCAGGTGCGCCATCATGGACGCGATGGCCACATCGAAGTGTTTTTCGATCAGGGCATATTGTCCGTTCGGCATGGTCTCCCACAGCATCGTCTGAATGTCGCGGATCGCGTGCAGGGCCTCCTGCAGGCTCTCTTCATTCAGCAGGTTCTTCACGCTGTAGGACTTTCCGGCCGGCGCTGTGAATAATTCTTTGTCTGCCATCAGTCTTCGTCCTCCAGATCAATCAGTCCCAGCGATTCCGCGTCGTAGATGTCCATGACGCCGATCACTGCGTAGCCTTCCACGATCCCGCTGGAAGATCCCGCGTCGTCCACGCATGTGATGCAGGCTTTCATGGTCTTGCCTGTGTGCGCTCCATCTTTGACTGCCAGGAGCAGAAGCCGGTCGCCTTGTTTGTATGGCATCTGTTTGTCCTGCATGACGATCATGTATGGGATCCGCTGCGTGTTGATGTCGTCGAGCATCTTTTCCGACACGCGTATGGTCCGAAGCCCCCTCTGCCGGAAGGATTTCTCGTCCGGGCCTGTTTTTGCCTTTTCTGCTTCTTTTTGGTCCTCCATCTCCTGGAGTTTCTTTTTCGTCTCGCGGTCGATCCGGTCCTGTTCCTCGCTGTATCGCTGTTCTTGGGTCTTTCTGGCCTCTTTGCGGTCGACAAAGCTGTCGCAGGTCGTGACGTTGGTCTGCTTCTGCGCACAGTGTTCATAATTGTCGCAGTTATAGCATATGCTTTCCTTTGCCTGCGGATGGGCGTCCACCAGCTCCGGCGCAGGCGTGAACAGACCCGCCGCGATGACTTTATCGGCGAAGGCCTTCCACGTGACCCGCTTGCGGCTTGCCTCCCTGCCGTCCGGGCTTTCCGCTTCCAGGCGGATTCCGACAGGGTCGCAGTTTATGTACCAGATCGACGCATCGTGCACAGAAAAGCCCTGCCAGCCTGAACCCATGCGCCTTTTAAGCAGTTCCAGAAGTCCGGTCCTTGTGGTTTCGCTGCTGATCTGGATCCGGTCTTTTACTCTGTCCCATGCGTCGGCGATCTCCTGATCTGTCGGGTCCAGGCCTTCCGCGTACGGATCCGCAGCGGCGCCCTCTGCCTCTGCAGACTCTTTTGGATCCTCTTCCGGATCCGCTTCCGGCGCTTCGTCAGGCTGCAGGTCCTCCATGAAGTCGTCCAGCGTCATCTGGCCGTCCATTTCCTTGTCCGCCTCTGCCATCTCCGCTTTCAGGTCCCTGATCTGCTGGACGGACAACTGGTCGCCCATCATATAGCCGCCATACAGCTTCGCCTGTTCCTCGGACGGCAGGCCTGACAGCTCGTAGGCCACGGAAAAGGCAATGTCCCCGCCCTTCAGGGCATCCCGGAAGGCGCCGATCAGGTTGTGGTCGATGGCCTCGATCTGCGCGATCTTGGTCCCGCTGATCCCTGTCAGCCTGGAGACGGCGTCGCGGATCCGGCCGCCCTCTGCCGCCGGATCATTCTGCAGGATCTGTTTGATCTGCCTGATCTCTTCGGACTGTTCTGTGAATGTCTTCTGCCGGTACTGGTTGGCGGCGATCAGGCGCAGCATCTCCTGATTGTCGTCCAGTTCTTCCCCGTCGATGATGACACAGGTCGCTTTGCAGAATTCTGTGTGTCCCTGTTCGGCCAGCATCTTCAGCGCCCGCCATCTGCGCTCGCCTGCCACGATCCTGTAGCGCTTCCCGTCTCCGTTCGGCCTGTCCACGACGGTCAGGTTCTCCATCAGACCGAAGCATTTGATCGACTGTGCCAGCTGTTCGATGTCGCTGCAGGCATAAAAGTTCCGGCTGTTGCTGTAGATCTCCCGGATGTCGATCGCGTGCGTGTCGATCCAGGCGACGGGCTTTCCTTCGATCTTTGCCTCGCAGGCCCTTTTGATCACGTCTTCCTTTGTCGGCTCCTCTGCCTGCGGCAGTGCTGTGTTATTGGTTTCCATTTTCGTCCGTTTCCTCCTTGTGCTTTATTTCCATCTCCCGCCGGAAGTATTCGTCATATGCTTCCGTGAGGCCGAATCTGGCGATCGCTTCGAACAGGGCGAAGGTAGACGCGAACAGGACAGAGGCGCGGTCCGTCCCGTTGTGGAAGATCATGCGCCCTTCCGGCGTCGCCTCCAGGAGTACGCCCTCGTTTACCTTGTGGCTTGTGCCGTCGGCATAGTCCACTGTGAATTCCGTCTTTGACAGCTTCAGGATCTCCGACGCCTTGATCTTTATGTGTGCTGTGCGGTCTTGTCTTTCTCTTTCCATGCCTTTGCTTCTCCTCCCTTCTTCAGGACGATGTCAATCATCCTTTGTTCTGCCTCCAGCTCCCGGATGGCATCGTCGGCGCTCTGCATTCTCTGCAGCAATCTGTCGCGCTTTTTCATCTGCGCTTCTGTTTCGCAGGCCATCGCCATCATCCTGTCCGCAAGCTTTAAATAATCCGCCTCCTTTTTCCGGATGGCATTGCTTGCCGCTGCCCTGCGTTTTTTCAGGGCGGTCACCTTCCTTTCCGGCAGCTTGCGCCCGCTGTTTATGATCAGGATCATGATCTGGTATTCCGGGATCAGGGTCAGTTCGTGCAGGATCGTGATCATCTGGTTCTGGTTTTGCGCCCTGTCATACCTCCACACTATTTCCTTTTCGTCCATCCCCGTGTCCTCAAATCGTTATGTTGTAATAGAGCCGCATTTCCAGATCCGCGAACTTATACAGCGGCGTGGAGTCCGGTTCCATGGGCGGCGTCAGCTCCATCTTCTTCCAGTCCCGGCATCTGATCTCCGGAACCGCCCGCAAGTCCTTCACGTCGGCGTCCAGGTCTTTCGCCGTGAGTCCCTGCCCTTCCGGATCCTCCATGATGATCGCGCGCCACCCTGCGCACAGCATCTTCTTGCCGCCGTGCGTCGTTTTGTATATGCGCAGGCGGTCCGGATTGTGCAGAATCTTCAGCATGTCCTTCAGTCTCATGTCAGCTCTTTGATCCTCCCGTCTTTTATGATGGACAGGTTCGGCACGCGCGGGACATTGTCGCGCAGTCCCGTGTTTACCCGCTTCAGGTTCACGTAATCTTCCAGGACCGCAATCGCGGCATCGGCTCCGTAGCATACGACGCAATAGTTGCCGTACCTGGCCGCGGTGCGCAGGAAGTCCTTTTGTGAATCCTGTATTCTGCCGTCCTCATACTTCAGTTCGATGTACAGGCCGCAATAATCCGCTTTCGGGACAGGAAGATGGAGATCGGGGACGCCGGCCTTCACGCCCATGGCTTTCAGTTTCCGGCCCTCTGCCGCATTCCGGCTCCCGCCGTTCGGGATGTGATGCAGCAGTTCCAGTTCCGGATGCCTGCGCATGTTCCAGCGCACCCAGTCCATGACCGCCATCTGTTCCGTGTCTTCGCTCCTTCGGATCATTGCCCTGTTCATTACTCCTTCTTTCTCTGCGCGCGGCGCTTTATGACGCGCTCCTTCGGCGGCGGCTCCGGCCTGCGCAGTTTCGCGTATATGTAGATCCCGCCGTTTATTTCGTTCGTCCGCCTCTCTGCAGACGTGAAGACGTACCCCTGCCGCGCGTACCATTTCAGCATCTTCTGTTCGATGCAGTTTTCATCCTGCGCCATGTCCCGGATGTCCTTGCGCGTGAATTTGTAGTGGTTGACCGTCTCGGCGGGTTTCTTCAGTCCCTTGGACGGAGTCCACTTCTTCTGTGATTTCTTCTTGCGCTCCTTTGTGATGTACTTGGCCATTCCGGTCAGGCCGTTTTCGTCCGCGTCCAGGCGCCTGACCTGGTTGCGCTTTCCCTTTACCCACAGGCGCTCGACCGTGTCCATGTCCATGTCTCCGTCCAGGACGACATGATGGTGCCATCGGCCTTCCTGCGTGCCTTCGGTCACATAGACATATCTGGCGTTTTTCAGCCCCCGCTTTTTGCGCTGGTAGTTCAGCCGCCTGATGAAGTTCTGCATGTTCTTCAGTGCTTCATCCATGGACGTCGGCATGCAGTCGTCCGTATAGGTGAAGGTCGCCCACAGGTCGCCGGATCCGAAGTTGGCGTTCAGGATCCGTTCGCACTGCTTGCGGCTGTTCTTCTCGTTCAGGTTCCGCTGTGCCCGGCGCTGTGATTCCCTCTGCGTGTCTGTCGGGATGTATGGGTTTTTGCTCTTCGGGAACTCCGGATAGATTTCCACTTCCAGCTGTGTGCCCGCCCGGATCTCCTTGGCCGCGTACCGGATCCCCTGTGACGCCGTCCTTCTGGCGTCCAGGTCCGACAGGTTTTCCATCTGCTGATTGAAGGCCTGTTCATAGTCGTACGGCTGCCCCCGGCCCGCCCTGTGTCTGCGCTTTCTGGTCATGATTACGGTTCTCTTTACCTTTGTGCCATCGGGCTTCGCCCTCCGGCACAGAACAGGGCGCGCCTTACGGCGCGCAATCCATCCATGTGATTATTTTTTTGGATGTGTCCTCCTGCCGGCTTTTGTGCCTGTAGCCTGTGTTCGTGGATTTGTTAATATCCATTACAAGGACGGCATTCATTCGTGTATAACGAATGTTTGTTCGTTTGCCGTCCGCAGCGCTTGCATTTCTGCGGCGGGTCCGCTATCATGATGTCGTGTTCTGGTGGCGGATCCGGTGCGCTCCGGACTGCCATATACAGGCCCGCGTGGTTTTCCATGCGGGCCTGTTCCTTTGTATGGCTGTCCCTGCATTTTTTCGTCTCCTGTTTCAGATCAGCAGTACGATGGCGAAGGCGATGATCAGCGCCATGGCGCATCCCAGCACGGCAGTCTGTGCCGTCCTCTCGTGCTTTGTGTCCTCCCGCTCCCTCTCGCGGACTCTCGCCTGGACTTCCCTGGCGACGGCTGTCTGCTCTGCGATCGTCATGTGCATCTGGTCCATCTGCAGGATGCATCTGCGGGCGGCCATGCGGATCCGGAAGCCGTTCAGCTCTTCCTTCTTTGTCCCCTGCGCCCTCTGCCTCTTCTGTGCTCTTTCCATGTCTGTTCCTTCCTTTCTATTTGTTTTCCGGTTTATGGTCCTTTTCCTGCCTTCATTCATTCGCGCTGTCCATAAAATCGGACAGACTGCCGTCGAACAGCTCCCTGATCCCTCCTGCCTGTTTGCTTTTATCTCCTTCGTACAGCTTCACGATCGTCGGCTTTTCATCTTTGAGAACGAAAAGCGCGACGGCCGTCTTCCAGTGGCGGATGGCCTCTTGGGCCTGCTCTTCGCTTTCGGCGCTGTCTTTGATCATCTGCTGGATGGCGGACAAGGCCATGAGGGTGTCTGTTTTCAGGTCCTTCAGGCGCCCTTCCATTTCTCCCTGTACCAGGGCGCCCTTCACTTTGATGTTGATCATGCCGGTGTGCTCCTTTCTGCCGTTGTTATCTCCTGGAGCTGTTCCAGGCGGTCCACTCCGCGTTCTCTTTGATCTCGTAGGACGTGCGCACGACTTCGTTCTCGATGATGTACATGATATTGGTCACGGTCTGGTCTTCGTTCGGGTCTGTATAGTTCAGGATGTCGTTCGCCACGTTGTAAATGTTTTCAGGCGTCGGGTCGTTCTCTTTTACATAGTTCAGCATGTCGGTGTACTGCGCCACAGTCCCGCGCATATAGAAGTGGTGGCTGACGCACATGCTGCGGATGCCCTCTGCATCCCATTTCCTTTTCGTCAGCAGTACCGGTTCGAACATTGCTTCGTAATCCTTCACTTGTCGCTTCTCCTTTCCATTGCTTTGATGATCCCGCGTTCCCGGTCGGACAGCTCCCAGCAGGTGGCGGCCGTCTCTCTTTCTGCCTTCAGTCTGCCGGCGGCCTGTTCGGCCTCTGCCTTCCTTGCGGCTGCGCTCTCTGACAGCAGATAGCCGCCTCCGAAGATCTGCTTCTTCTTTTCCTTCTGGCTGTCCAGGTCTTTGACCCAGTAGGCTTCCCCGTCTCTGATCCGCAGGTCAATCCCGTATCGGCTTATGAATCCCGCCTGCGTCGCTGTGATCACTTCCGGCGGGTAGCTGTACTTCGGGATGTCCTTCTTCTTTCCCCTGGTGTTCTCTTCCTCGACGGCCATGATCGCCGCGCGCAGATCCGGCGCTGTGCGGATCCTGAATTCCGGATCCAGGTTTGTGACGAACGCCGTGTTCACCTTTGCTCCGTTCTCGTATGTGATCGATGCGTCTGTGATGATGTGTGTCACCCCCCCGCCCTGATCTGGAAGTTTGTCAGGTAGGGCGCGAACAAAAAGAACCTGATACCTGCTTCCATGTATGTCCTGGCGATCTTGGTGATGATGGAAAAAGGCGGATTGTCTACCACTGTGCAGCCTTCCGGATAGTCCTGCGTCTCGTAGCTTCCGCCCGGCCAGAAGGGCCGCACGACCTTGTGCGGGTCTATGCCGTATTCCTGGACGACCCACATCAGGACCGTTTCGTAGATGTTGGGCGGCGTGAAGCAGTCGTCCGTCGTCCGCTTTGGTTTGAACTTCTCGACGAACTGTTCATACTCCTGATCCATTTCCGCCAGTGTCATCTGCCTGTTTATCTTTGCCATTGTCGCCCTCTGCCCTCTTGATCTTCTCCAATACCCTGACACCGGTTTCTGTGAGGCATGTTTCCAGGGTCCGCGCCGGATCCCATCCGCATTCCTCTTCGATCGCGGCGATCTGTTCGTAGACGCGGGCACAGCGTTCATAGCCGAACCCGCACTTTCTGCGCAGTGCCAGCAGGATCCCGGCCGTGATCTGCGGCGCCATCCATTTCATCTGCTGCTTCCGCATATAGATGTATTTGGCGGGTGTCATCTTTCCGGGATCGACCTTGGAATTCAAATAATGAAGGTCGCGCCAGCTCTTTCCGTCTCCGCACTGGATCTCGATCTTTGTCTCTTTCTCGCACATCTCGACCATGCTGTGGTCGATGTCTCCGGCGCATTCATTCCAGACTTCTTCAATCAGTTCGAACAGCTTTATGATCCTGCCCTTTCTCCATCCCCAGTGTCTGTACAGGGCGATGGCGGCCGCGCCGTGGATCAGCTTCGCCTGCCGGTTTCCTTCCCTCTGCAGCTTTTCATCTGCTTCCCTGACCGGGTCCCTGCGTCTGCCCATCGGCTATGCTCCTTTCATAGGACAGCGGAAGCGGCCGCCATGCGCTGACATAAGCGCCGATCTTTGTATATGGATCGTCGTCGTCTCCGCTGAAGAAGTTCCCGCCTTCGCTGTCCGTCCTGTAATGCCCGATGTCGAACACTTCCGGGACGTTCGTGAAGTTCACAAGGATATATTTGCTGTATCCGTCTTCATCGGTCGGCGACATCTCACCGTCGCCGTCCATCACCGGGCGCCAGCGCTCGCGCCATTTTTCTTCCAGCGCTTCAACCGCCATGTATACCGCTTTCAGCTCCCTGGTGTTCGCGATCGGGATCCGCTTCAGGATGTCGACCGCTTCCTGAATCGTCAGAACTTCATCCATTCTCTTCCACTCCTTCCATCAGGTCTTCCATGGTGCAGCCGAAATATCTGGCCAGCCTGTACAGCGCATAGGCCGACGGCTGTCTTTCGCCCCGCATCCATCTGAAGAAGGTATGTTCTAATACGTTGACCTCTGCCGCGACTTCCCGCATCAGCAGACCCTTTTCATCGATCCGTTTCCGGATGTTCTCGCCGATCACCTTCGCGATTCCTGTTGTCCATGTTCGTCCATCCTTTCCGCCGGTCATGCCGGCTGTGTGTTTTCTTCTGTCTGCTCCCTCTGCCGCTGTGCAAGCCATTCCTGGAACTCTTTCTCGTGTTCAGGGTCTTTGTAAAACTCTTCTGTGCTCCTGATCAGCTTGTTCAGCGCGCCTTTCATCCATACGCCTTCCAGCATGTTCGTCCCTCCGTTTCCTGCCGGCTGACTGCCGGCGTCTGTCAGGCCGTCAGCGGACGGTCGCGTGTGATCTGCATCCCGATCAGGATGCCCTTGACTTCCCGCTTCTCTTCCTCTGTCAGGCCCTTCAGAAGTTCCGCGAAGTCTTCTCCGTCTTTCTTCCACTCTTCAATCTGTTCCTTCCCCGTCTTTTCAGCCTGAAGTTCAGGTTCTGTTCTTGCTCTTTCCTCTTTCATGGTTTCCTTTCTCCTTTCGAAAATGCTTTTATCCGTGCCTTTAATCCACATTCTAATCCCCTAAAGGCACCTTGTCAATATGCTTTGTCCCTTAAATCTACTTTTTTGATTGACTATAGCATTGCCGCGTGCTATTCTTCTTTATGAAAGGAAGGTGATCCCATGACACAGGGCGAAAGAGTTAAGGAAATACGGAAATCATTAAGCCTCACGCTTGAAAAATTTGGCAGTAGATTGGGCGTCGGTAAGACCGCAATCTCTAAGATTGAAAAAGGTGAAAATAATCTTTCGCCTCAAATGTTCAAAATGATCTGCCGTGAATTTGGTGTGAATGGCGAATATCTTGAAAGCGGCAATGGTGAAATGTTCACAGAAGTCTCGCAGGATGCTATTGATGAATTGTGCGCACAGTACAGCCTGGATGCTTTCGATCGGGTCCTGATTCAGGAATATCTGAAGATGCCCGCAGAATCCCGCAAGGCCCTGAAGGACTACATCCGGAACGTGATGAAGCGCGTCAGCGATGACGATCCGCAGGTGAAGATCAATAAAGAAGTGGAAGCGTACAGGAAGGAACTGGAAATAGAAGCAAGTCGCGCGGAAGAATCGTCAGTTTCCGGCACTACTGCAGAAGGCACAAAAATGGCATAAAAACAGGCCCGTCTAAATGACGGGCCGGAAAGGACGGAAAGGTATGACATTAAAAAAAGACACAAAGACACCTAAGACAAAGAAGCCGATTTATAAAAGGATCTGGTTCTGGATCCTGATTGTATTCATTCTCTTCGCGGCAGTCGGGGGAAAAGGCAATAAATCTTCAGAAACTGCCAGCCCTGCAGCAGACGCGGCGACGGAGTCGGTTTCTTCCAGCCTCTCTGCTCCTGCCGACGATGACGTATCAAAAGAGTCGGAAGCAGAGATGGAAGCTGCAGATTCTGCCCTTGATTTTCAAGTGACTTATTATGATAGTTTTCGGAATGATGTCACGGGCAACTGGCGAAAAGCTCTCGTCGTAACCAGTGAACCGATTGAGGATTACGCACTGGATTACTATAAAGAATATTTCAAGTCAGACGACGAACTTCACGTAATCTATAATTTCGGATTGAATACCGCGAACAGTATCCAGGTTTCACATGGCGTCCTCTATGTCAGCGTTTTTGATTATGTTGATAAAGAAGAACATGATGCAGATCTTGCCTGCAGTGGCACGCATCTTGCCGAATATATGATCAATATCAAAACCGGCGAAGTTGAAGAAGTTCCGCTTACGGCGGATTAAATAAAACGGCCCGCCCTGTTGCCGCAGGACGGGCTGTACTTCTCCCGGAGGAGCTCGTATGAAGTATTTTTATTATACTCCTCCGGTTTTTTGGATGCAATCGGAGGTTTTTTCATGTCTGAAAACGCTGTGGTTTATGCTCGCTATTCCTCCAGGGGGCAGAATGAGCAGTCTATAGAAGGACAGCTGGCGGCCGCGCAGAAATACGCCGACGATAAAGGCTATACTATCGTGAAGACTTACTGCGACAGGGCGAAGACCGGCACCAATGACAGGCGCGAATCCTTCCAGCAGATGCTGACGGACTGCGCGAAGCATCAGTTCACCGTGATCATCGTCTGGAAGGTCGACCGCTTCGGGCGCAACCGCTACGAGATCGCCATCAATAAAGCCAGGGCGAAGAATCACGGCGTGCGCGTCGAATACGTGGCGGAGAACATTTCCCCGGGCCCCGAAGGCGTGATCTTGGAATCAGTCCTTGAAGGCCTGGCCGAATACTACAGCCTGCAGCTGTCGCAGAATGTCGCCCGCGGTAAACTGGAATCTGCGAAGAAGCATCACGTGATCGGCGGCATGCTTCCGTACGGCTTCCGGGCAGCTCCTGACAAGTCCTATGAAATAGATCCGGAACGCGCAGTGATCGCCCGGCAGATCTTCGAACGGTACGCCAAAGGGGAAACGATCTCGACCCTGCTGGCCTGGCTCGATGAATCCGGGATCCGGAACGGCCGCGGGACAAAGTTCACAAAGACGACCTTGCCGCGCATGCTCAAGGACGAACGCTATATCGGGACATATTCCTTCAAGGACATCATCCACGACGAAGACGCCATCCCGGCCATCGTAGATAAAGAGACTTTTGAAAAGGTGCAGATCATGATGAAGAACAACAAACGCATGCCCTCGCATGCGTGGGACTATTCCACTTATTTACTGACCGGCAAGATCTTCTGCGGGCACTGCGGATCCATGATGATCGGCATGTCCGGCATCAACCGGCACGGTAACAAGTATGGTTATTATGCATGTGCGGACCGGCGAAAGAAGGGCGGGACGTGCAAAAAGAAGAACGTGAGGCAGGACTGGATCGAACCTCTTGTCATCTCCGAAATCCTGAACCTGCTGCATGACGATGTCCTGTTTGGCCAGATCGTCGACGCGGCCTGGCGCTACTACCAGGAAGAAGTCAAAGCCGCGGATGAAACTGCAGGCCTGCGGGCGCAGCTCCGTGAAGCTGAACGCGGGATCTCCAATCTGGTCCGCGCCATGGAAGCCGGCGCAGTCTCTGAAGCCCTGGTCATCCGCCTGCAGTCCCTTGAAGATCAGAAGGCTGCGCTGAACAAATCCATCGCCCAGGCGGAACTGGCACTCGGCCCGCGCCTGACCCGTGAACGGATCGAATTCTTTCTCCTGCGCTTCCGCGACGCGGATCCGGACCGCGAAGAAGACCGGAAGGCCATCGTCGACACCTTTGTAAATGCCATTTACCTGTACGACGATAAACTTACGATCACATTCAACTACAGGCCCGACGGCGTGAACAAAAAGCAGGTCACGCTGACGGATCTGGACGGGGACGGGGGTTCGTCCCTTGACCCGTCTATTCCACTGCGCGGGGTACGGTCGAACATTTTCAGCATTCGGCTGTTCCGCCACGTGATCATTGTTACATTTACAATAGAACGCAGATAATCAAAAACACGGCGCCGCCTTTTCAGGCTGGTGCCGTGTTTTTATCTGCATAGTCTTCCGGATCCAGAATGTCTCTATGCTCTACAGATTGACGTCTGCGGCGATATAGTAGCCGGTCATGCCGTAGGTTTTGCAGAATGCTTTGATCCGCTTGATCAGCGTCTTTGATTCTGTATACTCCAGCAGGAATGTTTCCATCTTGTGGCGCTTGACCCTGCGCATATGCTTCTTGTATTCTTCGTGCTGCTTTTTGGTCTGCGTGCCGAACCTTCCCTTTCCTGAATACGATTTGATCCGGCTGTATACTTCCTCCTGTGTCACGCCATTGATCCATGGGAAGCCTTCGTGTTTCGGATCCGCATCCATGAGGCGGTCCAGATATTCCTGCCCGCCGTTGATCATGATGTAGCCCCCGCCGCATGCTGCCTTGATATCCTGCAGGACGGTCGTGATCGCCGCATACATTTCCCTGCTGTCATGATATTCCAGCAGGTCGGTGTTATCGATCCACCATCCGACGCATCCCAGGTCCTTGATCTCTTTCGCGCGCTCGACGCACCACTTGCGGGCTTCTTCTTCGCGCAGGTCTAAATACCATTCATGCTTCCAGTCAGGAAGCCGGCTCAATCTGTACGGCTCCAGGCGTTTGTAGTACGGGCGTTCGTTCGATACTGATCCGATGGACAAATATCCCAGGACGGTGTACCCCGCTGCGCGCAGGGCCTTCACCTGTTCCTTTGTGTAGTCCTCCGGCTCGATCGCCAGAATGGTCCTCCCTTTTACCTTTACCGGCTTCGCCCTGGTCGTCAGCTTTACCTTGTATGCAGCCATTTCCCTTACTCCTTTTTAAGGACTTCCGGTGCGACTTTCCCCAGGTATCCGACGATCGCGGTCAGCATGTCGCCAGGGCTTTCCATGTAGAAGTCGACGATATCCTGGACATCCGACCATCTTTCCGCCAGCTTCTCTCTGCGTGTGTCCCCGCTGCCGTAGATGTCCAGCAGAACCTTGACCGCCAGCTGCTTGTCTGACTGATCCGGGAACGTCTTCTTTGGTGCCGCTGCCTTCGCGTCTCCTCTTGCGTATGCCTGCCACTGGTCCCTTGTCATGTATGCGATGTTCATGTCAAGGCCGTGCTGTCTCGTGCATCTGTATCCCTTGATGGATCCAGAAGGGCTGTACTGATGGATGGCAATGTTCCTTCCCCATGCCCCGCAAGGCTTTCCGTCGGTCCACGGATTTCCCTGGTAGCCCGTGATGTCATAATCTGCATACTGCGCCATCCACAGGCCGCAGTGCTTCGCGACCGGCGACCAGTCGCGCCGGCGCGTCACGGATGCCGAAGTGTACAGAAGCGGCCACACGCCTGTCTTGTCGTGGACGCGCTGCATGAACTTCGCGACCCATTCGACTTCCCTGGATGTATTGAACACCCAGTTTTCGCCGCCGTAACGGTTGTGTTCCCAGTCCAGGAACAGCGCGCAGCCTCCGGCCCTGTGTCCGACGATCCGAAGGAAATAGTCCGCCTCTGCATTCGCGTCGCCGCCTGAAGCGTAATGGTAGGCGCCGACCAGCTTCCCGGCTGCTACGGCCTGCGCGTAGTGCTTCGAAAAATACGGGTTTGTGTAGCCGGTGCCCTGCGTAGCCTTCACGATCACGAAGTCCGCTTCGATCTTTGTGCAGTCCATTCCCGCCTGATAGCTGGCGATGTCTACGCCATTCATGACTTCTTTCATTATAAAAACCTCCGTCTTCTGATGTTCAAGCGATCGACGCGCCGCGCGGGATCATCGTCTTCACCTGCCTGAATGCCGCCTTTTCGCAGACGTGCACGGTCTTCTGGTATTTCTTGCCCGCCAGCATATAGGTGACGGTCTTTCCGACCATGTTCTTTTCACCCTTCGCCGTGATCACTCCGCCCGCGATCGTCAGCTCTGTGCGTCCGCATACGTCGCCGGGGAGCAGGTTTCCATATTTCTGATATGCTTTCTGTGCGGCTTTTGTCTTCGCGTCCACTCCGATCGTCCCGATCGGCCAGGACTTCCATCCGGTGTGCAGGATCCAGTCGGGGCTGATGGCCTTGATAAAGCTTTCCGTGTCTCCTGTATATAATCCGTGGTGGCTGGTCTTGTAGACATCGACATGCCCGACTTTTGCAGGGTCGAATTTAGATTCTTTTTTCCCGCAGTGGTGATCGCCGCATGTCAGCATCCGGATCCCGGCGACTTCGATCAGGGTACACAGGGACCGCATGTTTGTAGAATCCGTGCTGCTCCCTGTCTGCTGGAAGACGACCGTCCCATGAATCTTCCCGGTGTCGAATGTGCTGCCCTGCTTCAGGACGACAACTTCCGTCCCGTACTTCTTGCAGTCGGCCAGCAGGGTCTTGTACCTGTTTTTGTATTCGCCGGCGATGGTGCTTTCAGCAGGAACATAGCACCGTTTTATCCGCTTCGCCTTTACCAGAGCGTTCGCGTTGGACGACATATGGTCGCTGTGAGGGTGGCTGATGTACAGGTCCACGCGGTCGCAGTCTTTGATCTCTTCCTTGATCCTGTCCATGGCGCCGGTCTTGAATGCGTCCATAATGAGGGCGCTTTTTGCGTCGTCCTTTACGATCACAAGATCCCCCTGCAGGCCGTCAATTTCTTTTGTGCTCCGGTCCTTGTCCCTGAACAGAGAAATGATCCTGCCGGATACTGACGTGCCTGTGGCCGCGGCAGGCTGCTGCAGTGCTTTGTTTACTTCCTTCTGCACTGCCGCGGGATCATAGCCGCAGAACTTAAGGAGCAGTTCCCGGATCGCGTTGGTCCCGAACTTGTCCTGAAGAACCAGCTGTGCGGCCTCCGCGTTCGTCCTTCCTTTCAGCGCGTAGATGTCGTCGATCTTATCCTGGACGGCAGTCGCCCAATTTCCGAGGCGCTTTCTCCTGTATTTTCCTTTTCCTGCATGGTTGGCGATCACATAGACGGCCAGGTCGAATACGGTCTTGTCGATATCATTCCACACCCGGTCGACTTCGTCCTGGATCTTTTCGGCGTTCTTCTTTCCGAACACCGACAGCTGCTTCATTCTCGTATCGCCCGAACTGTAGACGTTCAGAATACAGTCCGCGGCCGCGATTGCGATCTGCAGGTTTGTCATGTCGGGCATCGCCTTGTACTTCGGCCTGACGTATCCGATCACGGACCTGCCTTTGTAGCTGCGCCGTCCGCAGCCTCCGTTGTAGTTCCCGGCCACGTCGATGTAGAAGCCGACATTTGCTTCTGTATGGTTTGGCTTTCCGCTGGATCCAAATACAAGGATATCGCCCGGAAGGATTCCATTAGTCCCGCCGTGCCAGATGCCCTTCTTCTGCGCGTTCTTTTTCAGCGTCCCGCTGATCTGCGCATATCCTCCGATCAGGTCGATCCCGCCGGCGCGATGCATGGCCGCCATCAAGGTTTCAGTGCACCATGCGTCTTTCATTGTGGCGTGATGCCCGAAGCCGTTCAGGTCTTTGATCACGTCTTCGTGTGCTGAATCGCTCCCGTCGTACTTTGTGAGTGCTTCCAAAAAATCCCATACTGTACACGCCATCGTGTTCCCTCCGTCTGCCCTGCAGATTAGTCAGCAATAAATTCCACGTGTTCCGGGCGGCCGCTCACATAGTAGCCACTTGCCGTCTTGTACATGACGCCTTCCGGCGTTGTGGCCTTCTGTGTCACCCTTCTTTCGTCGAATTTGGTGACGCCGCAGACGGTGTCGGAAGAAAAAGACGGCGCCCTGTGCAGGCGAAGCTTTCCGTCGAACACGCGGCGAACCACGCCGGTCACGCTTTCTTCTTTGATCCCGTCCGGCTCCTGCTCCTGGACTTCCTGTTCCTCTGCAGGCTTTTCGTCGGGCGCCTCCTGCTGCTGGCCGCCTTCCTGCTCCTGTGCGGTTTCGCCGACTGCTGCCGTCTCTTCCTCCTGCTGTTCTCCCTTTGAATCCTCGACGGGTTCCGGGTAAATCTGAACAGCATCTTCGTCGTACACGCTCATGCCGTTCTTGTCCGCTGCCTTCTTTGCGCCGTCCAGTGTCTTGTATTCCTTCGCGCTTTCGAAGTCATAGCCTGTGTAGTACATTCTTGTCCTCCTTCTTTAGTGGTGCCTGGCGGTCAGTTCGGCTCGTCGTACTCGCGGGCGCGGTCAGAATCTGACACGCCCTTCGTCGTCGGATCTACGACGACGCCCATGATCACCAGCACGGCGAACAGTGCCTCGATGATAGCGGTCAGCTGTGCATTGATTGTTTCGGTGTCGATCTGGAACCCGAACAGCGCCGCGACTGCCCTGATCAGTGTCAGGACCGCAGGGATGAATGCAAGCCAGAACCATTTATTTTTAATCCTTACCTTCCAGTTGATCATGATTCCTCCTGGTTTTTTTAATACGCGGAAGGCTTGCCCGGCCTCCCGCGTCTGCCTCGTTTATACTGTTTTCTTTCCCGGCGCATCCGGCCGAATCTGCAGAAGTGATTCCATCCGGTCGACCCGCTTGTGCAAAGACTTCATGCTTTCTTCTGTCCTGATCGTCCGCTCGTTCACGCGCTCCATCTCCTCTTTGTGGGATTTGATGTCCTGCTTTACCTCGATCAGCGAATTCTGGATGATCTCCAGCTTTGTCAGGATTGCACTTTCCTGCTTTCCGACTTCTTCCGCTTCCTTGCGGTCGTCTTTCCCGGATACTTTATTCCCGTTGTAGATCGAAAACAAAAGCGCCAGCACAGAGATAACAACTGCGGCCCACTGTGGTGTCATTCTTCATGTCCTCCTGAGTTTGTGTTCTATTCTGTCCAGCTGCCTGTCCGCGTCTTCCCGCGCCCGGCGCAGGTCTTCCCGGATAGCTTCTTCCATTTTCGTCCGTTCGATCAGTTCCGCCTGTTTCCGGATGATCCGCGCCATCGTGTCTGTGACTTCGCACATCATGTCCACGACTTCCAGCAGTCCGCCGGAGCCGCCATCCCACGGCGGCGTGTCCCTTTCGCTCATGCTTTCCTGATCCTTTCCTGTCACTCTTCCTCTTCGACGATCAGCTCTTCCATGCCGCTTTCGATCAGGATCTCGCGGACCTGGTCTTTAAGAAGGCGCGGAACCTGCGCGAATGTCTTCTTTCCCAGAATGATCTTCTGTGCCCATAACATGGCCATCATCGTGTCGACCTCCTTTCCATAGAATAATTGCATTAACGCCCGCCAGATCATTCATACACCACTTCAGACATTTCCATGATGCACTCTTCCAGCATGGCGATCTGCTCTTTCTGCTCGCTGACGATCTTCGTCAGCTGCGCCCGCGTCATCGCTTCTTCTTCGGGCGCTGGCGGATCCGGATCCGGATGCGTGTCGTCCATTCCGTACTGCCACCACTTCGCGAAGTCCTCTTCGATCTCCTGCGCCGTCGCGGCCTTGCCGTCAGGCATGAAGAACTGTACTTCATCGAACCGGTACATCGTCCGATCCGGCTGATCCTCCTGTTTGTACGGCTGGATATTGTCCGCAAGACGGACGAATATCTTCCCGCCCGGCAGATGTTCCAGTGTCACCTTCTGCGGCTTCTCTGCCGCGTCGCTCTTGTAATACATGCAGCCACTCCTTTCTTTTCTACTGGTCCAGCCGCTGATAAAATGCATTTATTTCCCTGGCGGTCCGCATCAGGTCATCTATGTGATACTTTTCAATCAGGCCGTCTGAATCCGTTTGAATGACATAGCTGTTATATGAGATAATCTTCCGCGCTCTATCTCGCCGCAGCGTGCCTGTTTCTGTCAGCTCCCTGTATCCTCTAATGAATTGTCTTCTTGCCCTCCGGAAGACGCGCCTGCGGATCGTGATGTGCGTCCTGCTTATCCTGTATCCCGCCATGTCCAGCATCGGAACGCCGCGCTGCGCTTTTCCCGGAAGGCTTCGCCGTCGCTTTTCTTCTTCGATTGTCAGGATCTTGCTGATTCCGGATGTCGTCTTCAGTTCAATCCCCATTTTCTCCCGGAAGTATTTATCCAGATGCTTCGTCGCCCGTTTCATCCCTTTTATGGATCTGGACATCAGCGCGAAGTCATCCATGAAGGTGACGGTGCGGATCACGTACGGGATCTTCTTCCCGCGCCGCGTGGTTCCCTGTGCATACAGGTCGCGGATCGCGTAGGACATCGCGAAATTGAACAGCCAGGCATCGATGTACCCGCCGATGATCAGATGCCCGTCCGGCGCGATCCGTCCCAGATATTCCAGCAGGACGATCGCGGCCTTCGCTTTCGGGATCTCCTTCTTCAGGATGTCCACGCAGACCTGATACTTCAGCGTCGCGTATGCGTGGACGACGTCCGTCTTCTGGATGTACCTGACGCCGACCGTCTCCTTCAGAAGGTATCTGTGCGCCTGATCCTTCAGCAGCGTCTGACCGCGTCCCGGAATGCTGGCGTGCTGCGTCGGCAGAAGCCGCGCGTTGATCAGCGGTTCGATCATCAGCTTTTCGATGTGTCCGATCAGCTGATGCAGGATGGACAACAGTGCGATGTCCCGTGTCTTCCCTGTCATGCCGTCCGGACGCTGGCGGATCGTCGGCGGCTCCATGTCGTCCGGTTCGATCCCGTATTCGACCAGATCTTCCACGACGCCGTACAGCATCAGCCCGATCGAATGGATCGCTTCTTCCTTCACACGTCTGGATCCGGACAGATCGTCGATCAGGATTTCCGTCCTTCCGATTCCGGCGTACTTCTCGATGAATACCAGAATGTCGCGGTGCTTCCATTTGCTTTTGAAACATTCTTCGACTGCTTCTTCGCATAGCTTCAGGGACAGCTTCCTGTATCTCTTCGTGTGCATAATTCTTTATTTTGTGAAGCGGCGTTCGGTTGCGGTCTGACCTTAAAGCAGATCCGGCCTTGTTACTACTTGCCGCACGCGCAGCCCACAGCTGCGTGTTCCCCTTTCGAAGATTCCGGTTTTACTGATTTTTGCTTGCGCATGGATATGCAGACGCACATCAGCAGACTTTCGCCTGCCTTCATGAAAATAAGTCGCGGACGGCTGTTCCAGTTCGCGTTACCGGGCGTGTTGTTGCCATTCTCGCACGCCAGCCCGGCATTCGCCCCGTTGTTCAAGTTCGCGAACCGCCACGGGCAGCGAACCCCGGCGGAGCCGGTACCGTTGAAGGCCGATCCCGCGCCTGCATACCCTGTTTGTTTATAGTTACATCAGGGGACTTCCCCCTCTGGACGTCTTACGACGTCCATTCACCCCGCTTTTTACCCGCTCCACAAAGCCGCGGACGGCTGCGCCAGCTCGCGTTACCGGGCGCGTTGTGGCCATACTCGCACGCCAGCCCGGCAAGCGCCCCGCTGTCCAAGGACGCGAACCGCCACCGGCAGCGAACCCCGGCGGAGCCGGGACCGCTGAAGGCCGACTTGAAGTAGGTCGTCGCTGATCCGCCGACCTCTTCCGGGAACAGGACGCCCTTCTTTGTCTTCATGAAGGACTTCACATAGTTCCAGCCGGATTTCATTCCTTCGTACAGCAGGCCAGTGTCTTCGTAGTTCGATGTCACGGATCCCGCCAGATTCTGACTGTCGCGGCATTCGTAGATCGAATAATCCCAATCAGACACAGCGTTCGCCGTGACGGTATAAAGCGGATCCAGGCCGACCGCATATGCGCCGTCCAGGACTTCCACGCCAGCCACACGAAGCGGCGACGTTCCATCCGTCAGCCCGTGCGGGCATCCGTCCTTCCTTCCCGGAAGAAGTTCTGTCGCGCCTGAATGCCACGGCATCGTCGAAATGTATGTCGTCGCTGTCGTGGTGAATGCGCTTTCCGTCTCTATGCCGACCGCTGCCAGTTCGTCGCCGTCGATCGTGACGGTTTCGATGGAACTGATCTTGACCAGATCCAGAATGTTCCGCATGTGTGCCTGTCCTCTGTCCTTGTTCGTGGACGATCCCATGTCGCCGATTGACACGGTCGAACCGACGATCAGGTTCGCGGCCTGCGTCGTCGACAGGATCACGCGCTTCACATTTTCTTCTGCCTTCGCTACCTGGTACTGTCTGTCGTAGCTGATGCAGCCGTTCGCGATGTTGCTGTTTTCCAGATCGAAGTGCCGCAGCTGCCACATCCGCAGGATCCATCTTGTATCGCAGTCATTCCACAGTCCTTCATAGATCGTCATCTTCCGCGCCGCTGTGATGCCTGCGGTCGCGCTGGCGAAGTTGTACGGCCTGATGCCTGCGCCGGATGTCAGTGCGCCGCTGCTGTTCAGTCCGCCGGGGAATGAAGGATGCCATGTCAGCGCCCGCTTCGTTCCGTCCGGTGCGACATCCCCGGCGTCCGGATAGAATCCCGCGCCTTTGGTCGTCCTGAAGCTGATGAAATTGAATGAACCGTCGTTCCATTCCTTGATCCACAATGCCAGCGCGAACGTCCAGACGGGCGCGTCTTCGCCTGTGATGTCGAAGCCGTCTTCGCCTTCGAAGTATGTGATGTTCATGGTTCCATCTTCCAGGGACATCGCATTCGCCCGGATGTACCATGTCATCGGATCTTCGTCCGCCCAATCTTCGACGGCGGCATCGGATGCCGTGCACAGCTGCGCGGCGCTCTTTCCTTCCAGATCGTCCAGCGGCGTCATCGCCGTGTTTCCGGATACTGCTGCATCATAGCTTCGCAGCGTGTACGCCTTGCTGTTCCACGCCTGCGCCGCTGCTTTTGCGAATCTTTCAAGGATCTTATATTTGCTTGTCTCTCCTGCTGCCGCTGCGCGCGGATAGAATTCCCAGAAGACGCGCGTGGTGTTCGTTCCGTCCAGGACGCTTTTGCACGCCGCGTCAAGGACAGCCGCATCAGATGACCCGCCGTTCAGCGCGATCGATTCCAGCGCGGCGGCGATCCGTTCGTGCTGTGTCCACGAAGGGAAAATCAGATCCATGTCTGCCATTTTCTTGTTCCTCCTTTATGCTGTGATCTTTGTCAGTGACATGTGCGGGACGCCCCGCTGCGCGTAGATCGCATACGCATATTTCACATCGTTGTCGCTGTCGTAGATGTACGACGCTTCATTGATCTGGCTTGCGATCTCCACGGCTTCGTTCGCCTTATTCAGGACGATCGTCGTGTTCTCCTGCCGCGTGTTCTCCGCTGTGACGCGTCCGTTCTCTGCGGTCACGCGGGCGTTCTCTGCTTCGACGCGGGCGTTCTCTGCGGTTACGCGGGCGTTCTCTGCGGTCACGCGGGCGTTCTCCGCATTTGCGCGGCTTGTCTCTGCGCTGACGCGCCTGTTCTCTGCCGTCTTTCTGGCGTTCTCTGCGGTCACGCGGGCGGCTTCCGCTTCCGCGTATGCCTTCATGGTCGCGTCGAACAGTGACATTTCGTCGCCGGATATGATGGCGTCTTCATCCTTGACGCACGGTTCGATCTCGATTTCGAACGTGCAGGACGTGATGACTTCGGTCATGTCCCCGGACTTCACTTCGATTTCTGCCAGTGCTGTCCCCGCTGCCGCCAGCGTCTGCGACGTCAGTTCCATCGTGACGACAGACCCGGAAAACGTGCACGGCGAATATGCCCGCTTCAGATCCGGCTTCTTGATGTAGGCCGTGACGTTCGATCCGGGCGGGATCTCATATTCTTCGCCCTGATTCAGCAGCTGGATTTCGACGTACCGCGTCGCCCTGTCGTGCTGCTTCGCCGATACCTGATACTGCTTCGTAGATCCTGACATCTCGATCTTCAGTCTTTTGATGACCCTGTTCAGGCTCATGTCTGCATCCTCCTTTCTACAGTCCTAATTTTTCTATGATCTGCGCGATCGTGACTGTCTCCCCGTTCGGCTTCTCAAATTCGCACGTCCCCCGGAAGATCGCATTGAATGCGAAGTCCGCATAGTTTTCGCGCGTCGCTTTCGACCCGAAGGCCACGCCGCGCCCTCCATGCAGGAAGTGCATCAGATAGACCGCCGTCGACACGAAGTCGATCACCGTCACGGTGTTGAACTGGTCTTTCAGGACATACTTCACATCGTAGGAAAATTCCGTGTCCAGATCTCCGCCGCAGACTGCCGTCTTCCCTTCGCCCGGACTGATCGTCTTCGGTGTTCCGTATGTCCAGTTGCTTGTCAGCTTGTAGGCCACGGTCAGCGTCAGGCTGTTCTTCCCGTTGCACGTGCTGTATGTCGTGTCGGTCATCGCCAAAAAATAGACGCCTTCGTTCTCGATGGATCCGTCAGATCCGCAGCGCATCGAATCGACCGACAGCGTCGGCGGATCATATTCGACGACCGTGATCCGGGCGGACTTCTCTGCCGTCCTGCCCCGCTGATCCTTGACCGTCACCGTGATCGTCTTCACCCCGTAGTCTTCGAAGATCTTCGACGTCGGAAGTGACGTCGGCGTGCCCGTGTATGTCTTGTCGTCCACTTCCATCGCGACAGATACGATCGCGGATCCGTATGACGGCGTCACGCTCACGGCGGACAGGCCGACGTTCGACTGTTCTTCCACGAACATGTTCCACGATGCCGGGACGCGCCCGGCCTTGTCTGCGACCGTGACCGAATTGATCACCGGCACGCAGTCGTCCGGAACTGTCACTTTGATCTGTTTCGTGATAGTCTGATATACCTGTGTCCCGAAGATGCTTTCGATCTTCAGTGTCATCCACCCGAACGTCGAATCCGGAAGTTCTTCGTTCCACAGCTTCGGGATCTTGTAGCTGTTCGTGATCCGCGTCGCCTTCGCAGCCAGTTTCTTCGTGTTGCTGTATGTCTTATTCTTTAGCGTCCACGTGAACCTGTATGTCGCATCCGTCGTCAGTTTAATCGATGCGGAACTGTCGCCGCTTTCTACGTTCAGCGGGACTGATTCGTTTCCCGTGATCTCGATGTCTGACGCGCCCGGATCCCATTCGTAATATGTCAGGCGTCCCAGATCATAGAATGACCGAACGCATTCAGACGGATCCGAAACAGGATTCGCTCCGTACTTTATCGTGAAGAATGGTTTGTTGATTACCAGCTTTGTCCCGATGTTCAGCGTGGCCTTCTGGACATATGTGACCCCCAGCACAGTCTTCTTTGCTTTGATCGTCCATCTGTACTGTTTCCCGTCGATGATTGTTACTGTAGGGAAGTCATCCGGCCCTACTGCCAGCGCCCACATATCATCGGGGACGTTCAGCGCGATCGATGTGATCGTCGTTGTGTCGCCTGATACGCTCCCCGACGCTGTCGCCGCTGCCTGAAATACCGAATCGGCTGTGATCGGAACGCTGAATGTTTTATTTGCCATCTGCTGCCACCTCCATCCGGAAGACGCCGCTGTCGTCGATCAGCTGCTGATATACAGCCGGTCGTGCCGCTGCCTTCCTGATCTTCGTTTGCAGGCGCAGCGTGTTCGCCGTCGCCGGTTCTTCTTCCTGCGCTTCCCTCCATTTGACACCCATCCCGTACTGTGTGGATATGAAGTCGAAGTATCCGCCGTCCTCTGCCGCTCCGACAGACCATCGCCTGACAGCTTCGACGTTCAGGATGTGCAGCTTGTCGTACTGGATGTATGCGACCGGCGATCCGTCCTGTCTGAATTCCAGCCTTGTGTTCGACAGCATCGTGGAAAACGGCATCACGCCGCCGTCCTGCTTCTTGCCGATTTCAAGGCCGTCGTCAGTGTAATGGAAGTATGTTTCGTTCTCCTGTTTGAACGATTCCAGATCTTCGCCCTGCGCTGTGACCGTCTCTTCCATCGACCGGATCGAAATGTTCAAGTCGATGGATGTCTGTTCGATCATGGTCTGATATTCGTTCGTCATCTGCTCCACGGTCTTGTTGTTGGCATCGTCCGCGTATAGCTTCGCGGCTTCCTCTGCCGCCGATGCCATATCCCGCGATTCTGTCCGGATCGCCTGGACGGATGTCGCGATCTTTTCTTCCGAAGATGTGATCGCCGCCTGGACTTCTTCGGTCGTCCAGTACCCGCCCCGCAGGATCCGCTTCGTCCTCGATTCAGACACGGACACGGCATCCGACAGTGTCTTTTCCTGCGTCTCCGTCTGGATCTGTTCGAACGTCTTCACGACGCTGGACAGTTCGCAAGTGTTCTTCTGCGGATCCTTCGGATATTCCGTCATCTTCACGATCCGCTGCTTCGTCCGCGTGTTCTCCGTCTTCGATACGATCCACACTGTATCGCCGATGTCGTAATCCAGAAGGCCGTATTCTTCAGACTGTGCCGCAAGATCTGCGACGTCGGCAGTGTAGGCCGTGTACGGTCTGGACGCTGTTTCCAGCTTCGCCCGCGCGTCCTCGATCAGATTTTCCGTGATAGTGTACCGTTCATCTTTCCAGATCTTCGGCACGATCTTGTCTGTGTACTGATGATTGTCGATGTACGGCACGCCGATCATGATTTCCGGCGTGATGCCATCCTTGCCGATCGGATAGATCCGCGTGTAGAAGTCGTACGTGTTCGACTTCACTGTCAGCTTCCGAAGGTTCAGCCCCTCCATGAAGTAGGCGCCGCGATCCGTTCCTATGTGCTCATATAGATGGATCACCTTCCGGATGCTGTCTATGCTGCATTCGCACATGTACGTCTTCAGGACGTCCTGAAGGACATCCCACGCCGTGCACGTGTCTTCTATGTCGACCGTCCGGCGCTTTGTGATCGTGCACGTGCCGACCGTCCATCCGGTTCCCTCGAATGCGAATTCAAGGCAAGCGCGCGCCGTCTGTGTCTCCGATGCGAATCCATATGTGAATTCCTGCTGTTCCAGTTCCTCGATGTTCAGCTTCGCGACGTACCTGTTCTTCGTCGCCCCTGTCTCGATCTCCTTCAGGACGTATTCGTCTTCCTTCGTCCGGATGTAGTTTTCCGCTGCCAGTGCCGCGATCGCCGCGCCGTTCTTCGGATATGAAAACGACAGTTCCTTGTCCCCGGACGACAGCGTCTTTTCGATCTTCAGATCGTCCATCATGTCGATCGCCGCGATCCGCTTGTGCAGCGCGTCGTATATCTGGATCATCCCGCTGCCCTCCTTACATCCACATCGGCGTGTACGTCAGCATCACCTTCGCAGATCCGGATGAAAATGTCAGATCGTTTTCGCCCGCTGCCAGGCGTGGGAACTGCCAGAACGACACCTGATCGAAGGCGTTCTTCCCGTCGATCGTTGCCTTCCCGCTCCTGCCGTCGATGATCAGCGTCTTCCCTGCTGCCAGCGTCTCGACGATGTACGCTTCGTCGTTTAATGTGATCACGTAGTCCGTCAGCTGCTGCTTCGCCGTGACCGCCACAGCACACGGCGCGTCCTTGCTGCTTTCCACGAAGATCTGCCCGGACGTCTTCCCGTCGAATGTGATTTCCAGATCGTCATCGAAGAAATACCCGTCGATCGACAGTTCCAGAATCTTCTTCGACAGGTCCAGCGTCTTCGTCAGACTGTCGTCTGTCAGGTATGCTTTGTATTTGCCTTTGTATCCCTTGATCTCTTCCAGGACGGCAGACTGGCGGAACTGCATCATGAATCTTGATACAGTCCGCTGAAGTTCTGCCCGGTTCCTTGCGCGGAAGTAGATCGTCAGCTTCAGCGTTCCCAGCGGGATGTCTGTTTCGTACTCCGTCGGAAGCAGCGCCCGCTGGATCATCTCCTTCTGGACGCTGATCTTCGGCGGCTGTTCCTCGACCGTCAGCAGCTTCGCGCCGTATTCCCTGACGTCCACGCCGTTTACGATCATGTTTCATCCCTCCTTATCTCTTCCGCTGTATTTTGTTTACGAATTCATTTTCGACGCGTGTGTATACTCTTTCCGCGACGACATCGCCGTCCATCGTGACGTATACATACACGACCGTCCCGCCTGTCAGTGCATCCAGCTTCTTGTCCAGCATGTCGCCCAGGCGATCATAGAACGCTTTCAGCGGCAGGATCGCTTCCGCTCCCGCTTCGCCGCCTGCCAGCAGTGTGTTCCCGGATGCTCCGAATACTGTCGGGCGTGTCATGATACCGCCGGATTTATACCAGCTGATCCCGAAGTGCGGGACTGACGGCGGATTCAGACTGAAGTGTCCGGATATATACGGATGCGGCAGTGCCAGATGCGGCAGGCTCCAATGGAAGTTAAACTTCGACCGCATGGCGCTGATCGCATTCGCCACGGCCTGCTTCGCCGCATTGATCGGTCTTTCGATCGCCGACTTGATGGCGTTCCATCCGGAAGACGCCGCGCCCTTCATGCTGTTCCATGCCGACGACATCACGGACTTGATGCTGTTCATGACGGACTGGACTTTCGACTTCACCGCATTCACGGCGGACGTCACGCCTGACTTGATCGCATTCCATGCGGATGTCGTCGCGCTCTTCACTCCGTTCCACACGGACGTGATCGTGGTCTTTATCGCGTTGAAGATCGGCGTGACCGCTGTCTTGATCGCGTTCACTGCGGTCGTGACGGCTGTCTTGATCGCGTTCCAGACGGTCGATGTGGCTGTCTTGATCGCGTTCCAGACGGTCGACACCGTGGTCTTAATCGCGTTCATGACGGTCGTGATTACGGTCTTGATGCCGTTCCATACTGTGTCGATCACAGTTTTGATCGCCGTCATGACCGGCGTGATGATGTTGTCCTTCACGAAGTTCAGCGCCGTCGACACTGTGGTCTTGATCGCTTCCCATGCTGCCGTGATCGTCTCTTTGCAGTTCTCCCAGATGAACCGGAACGGAACCGTGATCAGCTGGAAGGCCGCGCTGATCAGTTCCACGATGAACATGATCGCGACCTGAATGACGCTTTTGATTCCTTCCCAGATCGTCGAAACTGTTTCCGCGACCGTCGTGAAGATCGTGCTGATCGTCGTCCAGACGGTCGTGCAGAATGTCGTGACGGTCGTGCTGATCGTTGTCCAGATCGTCGTGAAGAACGTGCTGATGCCGTTCCAGACGCCTTCGAAGAAGCCCTGCACGTTCGTCCACAGTTCTGTCCACGAAGTCCCGAACCATCCCAGGAAGACGTCTGCGACGCCCTGAAGCGCCGCCAGAACGCCGCTGAAGACGCCCTTGATGCCTTCCCAGACCGCGCCGAAGATCTCCTGCACGCCTGTCCACAGTTGTGTCCAGTTGCCGTTATATGCGCCGATGAACACGTCCAGCAGCCCCGTGATGACACCGAAGGCTGTTTCAAGTACCGTCGCTATGATTCCGAAGGCTGCTTCGAATACCGGCGCTAACAGGTTGCAGAAGCCGTCCCAGATGGCACTGATCGTCTGCGTGATCGACTGGAAGCTGATTCCCATCGCTGACAGCCTTTCCTGTATGCCGCCGACGAATTCCTGGAAGGCGCCTTTGATCCGCTCCCAGATCGCGATGACCGCGTTCCGGAAGTCTTCGTTCGTCCTCCACAGATGGATGAATGCCGCCACCAGCACGGCGATGACGCCGATCACGATTCCGATCGGCGATGTCAGGAAGCTGAACGCCGACGACAGTCCGGTCTGTGCCTTCGCAAGTATCCCGGATGCGCCGCCCGCTTTCGTGTACCACTCGACCATGTTCCCGATCTGCGTGGACACCTGACCCGTGAATATGATCATTTTTCCCAGCGCGACCAGCAAAGGCCCTGCTGCCGCCACGACCAGGCCGATCCGGATGATCGCCTGCTTCTGTCCTTCGTCCATGTTGTTCAGCTTGTCCACGAAGTCCTGAATCTTGCCGACGACTTCGCGGATCTTCGGCATCAGCAGTTCACCGAAGCTGATCGCCAGTTCTTCCAGCTGTGACTTCAGGATGGTCAGCTGTCCCTGTAGGTTGTCCTGCTGCACCTCTGCCATCTTTTCCGCCGCGCCGGATGCGCCGCCGATCTTCGCGCGCAGATTGTCGAATGCTTCCCCTGAATCCTGGATCAGGAAGTTCGCACCGCGCAGTGAAGCCGTGTCGAAGATCTGCCCCATGACGCTGTTGTAGTCCTCTTCGGACAGTTCGCCCAGCTTGCCCCGCAGATCTGTCAGAACGTCCTGAAGCGGCCTTGCCTTGCCCTCTGAATCGTAGGCGGACACACCCAGCGCATCCAGTGCGTCCTTCGCCGTCGATGTCGGCTGATACAGGTTCTTCAGGACACGCTGAAGCATGTTTCCGCCTTCAGCTGCGGATATATTGTGATTTCCCAGAATTCCCAGCGCTGTCGCTGTGTCTTCGAATGACTGGCCTGTGATGGATGCCTGGCCTGCTGCCTGTGCAAGTCCTGCGCCGAAGTCAGACACGGATCCCTTCGCACTGGATGCCGTGACCGCCAGAACGTCCGCGACCTTCGAAGCGTCTTCCGTCTTCATGCCGAAGCCGGACATGATGCCCGTCGCATAGTCTGCGGCCTGCGCGATGCCGATGTTGCCAGCCGCTGCCAGATTCAGCGTCGCAGGCAGCGCGGAATAGATGTCATCCGTGTCCATGCCTGCCATCGCAAGGATGTTGATCGCGTCCGCTGCTTCACTGGCGGAAAACTTTGTGTCCTTTCCCATCGTCCGCGCCAGCTTCGACAGCGCGTCCATCGTGTTGACCGTTTCGCCGTTCAGCTTCGACGTGGAATCCTTCGTCAGACCCATCGTCGCCTGAACCTGTGACATCGAAGCGTCGAAGTTCGCGGCAGTCTTCACTGCTGCCGTTCCCAGTCCGACCGTCGCCATAGACGCGGGCATGATCGCTTCGCCGACCTTCGTGATCGTTCCGCCGATCTTGTTCGCCTTCTCTGCGTAGGCATCGAACGGCGCCCGTGCCAGTTCCGCGTTCACGTTCCGCAGCTGTACTTCCAGTTCTGCCAGCTTCGCCTTTGAAGATGTGACCGCGCCTTCCTGCTTCGTGATCGCTGTTTCTGTCTTCTGGATGCTTCTTTCTGTGTTTCCCAGCTGTGACTGTAAATTTTCGTATTCTGCCTTCAGCTTCTTCGTCTGTTCAGAATCTTCGCCTGTGGCCTTCGCGCTTTCTTCGTACGCCTTCTTCGCCGCTTCGACCTTCGTCTTCAGCGTGTCGTGCGTCGATTTCTGCTGTTCCAGCGCCTGCTTCAGCTTTGCGTGCTGTGCTTCGTTCTTTTCGACGATGTCTTTCTGAAGTCCTACTTTGCCAGTCAGTTCTGTGACCTTCGCCCGAAGGCCGTCCTGTGCGGATCCGGACAGCTTCGCCTGTGCAGCCGCAAGACTGTATTCGGACGACAGCTTCTTCATCTCTGCGGAACACTGCCGCATGGATGCCTGAAACTGCTGTGTTTCGGCCTGAATGTCTATTCTTACTGTTGCCACGCTGTCCCGCTCCTTCCCTTAGTTTTCTTTCAGTGTCCGGATCTCAAATGCCACATAATCAAGCAGGCTCATGATGTCCGCTTCCATGCAGTCCTGATATGAATTCTTCATCAGCCGGATGCACAGCTTCACGACCCGGTCGACGTTCTCCCGGCAGATCTGCCAGAAGTTTCTTTCTTCCTGTGCTCCGTCGTCGTTGTATCCGTTTTCTTCGTCGTATTCGTCAAACGCTGATGCTTCCTTCTCGACCGCTTCCGGATGCTCCGGATTCAGATCAAGGAACTTCTGCGTGATGACGTCCTGCATGACGAAGTGCACTTGCTTCGCCGCTGTCATGACGTCTTCTGCGTCCATCTTCCTGATCTGCGTCATCGGCACGCCGAAGATCTCCGACAGGATCCGCGCATTCGCTTCGACCGCGTCTTCGATCGATTCGGTGACGTTCTGTTCCATGATCTCCGTGTACCGCCTGTACTGTCGAACAGACACTGCCGCACAGATCCGTTCATCCTCTCCGTACGGCAGCGTCATTTCCGGCATCACTCGCCACTTGTAAAATTTTTCTTGAACTTCTCCACCTTCGTGTCGACGTTCGCGGCGACGCTGACATCCATCATCGCGAATTCCATGATGATGTCTTCCGGCGACAGTTCGCTGATCAGTTCGTCGCGTGTGAACTGGTCGCCGTACATCTCCACGATCACGTCCATCATCTCGACGAACTGATTGTAGTTGTACAGCCGCTGCTGCTTCTCCGTCTCCATGATCTCGTCGCGCAGTTTGATATAGCGCATGTACGCCAGCGTCGTCATCTTCTGCGGCATCTGGTATTCCTTCCCGCCGATGATGATCTTTCTTTTCTTCACTGTGTTGGTTGCTGCCATTTTCGTCCCTCCTTAAAATGATCAGTTATCAGTTGCCGGATGTCGGAAGTTCCTGTACGGATGCGAACCAGTTCGCGATCGCCGCTGCCGCGCTTGTATCCGCTTCCAGAAGGTTCCCTTCGTCGACCTCGACCTTGTAGTTTCCATCCATCTGGCGCTCGTAGAAGTTGCCCTTCAGCGTCGCCGTCTGTGTTTTGGGGCTGGCTCCTTCGGTTTCGTAGTTGTCTTCCATCCCCTGATCGAAGCGCCCGGCGTACATCCAGCAGAATTCGTATTTGCCGTTCAGCTTCTTCGCACGCCATCCGACCGCGACTTCCGGCGCCTTGTCGTTCTTGTTCTTCACAAGGTATCCGTTCTTGTACAGATGACCGAAAACGCGGGACTTGTCCTGCGGCGCCAGCGCGTTCACTTCGAATTCAACTTCCGTTCCGGTGTACGTCATGTTGGTATCCTCGACGCTGTCGTCCGAATAGATCTTTTCGGATTCGAATTTGTCGCTGATCTTCCCGGTGATCGCGCGCGCCAGCTTTGTCGGTGTGTCGGTCGCGTACTCTGTTTCCGTGTTCTTCGTCACGTGTGCGACGTGGATGTCACGGAAGGACTTCGTTCTGCTTCTGACGATGGTCTGTGTGTCTGCCATTCTTTTATTCCTCCGTTTCTTCTTCGGCTTCCTCCTGATAGAAGAAGCGCATCGCATTCATGAAGACGCCCGTGTCCGGTTCCCCGGTGTCGTTCCCTTCCGTGAACTCGAACCCGTTCGCCTTCATCAGTTTCTTCACCCGCTTCACCAGATCCTGCTGATCAGCTGTCGACCAGATATTGACCTGTATCGTCGCGGCTTCTACGTCGCAGTCATCATCGGAATGCGCGGCGGCGTAGTCTCTTAATTTCCACAGCGTGATGTGCAGCTTCTTCAGTCTGGCATCGTACCATCCCTGCTGAACGGTGATCCCTTCGTCTGATAAAGGCTTCAGCGCATCCGCTGCCGTTTTGATGACGTCCATTCGTTCATCCTCCCAGCTTTTCGTTCAGCGCCCGCTGGAACTCTTCTTCCGCGATCTGGTTGTAGTCCGATTCTGATTCTTGCATCGTGTTTTCGATGAAGTCGCGTGCAGGCATCTTTGACGTGCCCCACTCCACGAACTTCATGTAGAACCAGTTCTGCGCATCGCCGTCCAGCTTCCACCCGACTTCGCCTTTCCGTGACGTGGCTTTCTTCGGGATGTTGTCAGCCGCATGTCCCGGCGGCCTGTACCCGTTCCGGCCTGACTTCGAATTGTCCGCTGATCGCGGCATATGCGCCTTCATTCGCGGTTCCGTGACGTCCGCGCTGCGCTGATAGATCCGTTTGTTCAAGGCGGCGATCTCGCTGTCTGACGACAGTGTTTCCACCTGTGTCCGCAGGCGGTCGAAGCCCTCCATGTTGAACGTGATCTTCATCGCGCATCAGTCCCTTCTGTTTGCTTTCAGCTGCACATACTGCCGTTCGTTCCTCCTGAAGTCCGACGCGAAGATGTCATACACTTCGCCTTCGAACTTGATGTAGTAGTCCTTCAGATGCTGCTGCATCGCTTTTATGGCTTTGCAGTACCGCACTTCGAAGATGATCGTGTTTTCCAGGCGGATGTCCAGCGCTCCGTACAGTTCGGATCCGTAAAGGTTCCCTATCTCGCACCATGCTTTATGATGCAGTGTCGGTTCTTCTTCCACGCGCCGCCCGGACACGATGCTGTAGTTCTTCCTGTAGATCTCGATCCGTGCCGCTGCCATCCCATCACCTCAACATTTCCTTCAGCAGAAGGGATCTGACGGCGTACCGGATCTTCTCCGGCTGTGCCGTCGTGTTCCCTCTGTTGTCGTACATCTCCTTGATGTAGGCGCAGATCAGGATCTTCTGGCGGTTCGTGATGTTGTCCGGATCGAAGGAAGGAATCAGTTCCTTCATTTCGTCCAGCGTCGCGTTCAGCATCAGTTCGATCAGTTCATCGTCGTCGGTGTAGTCGACGCGGATGTACTGCTTCACTTCAGTCAGCGTCATCTTTTCCCGCTCCTTTCTTCATGATCTGCATCCGGATCCGATCAGCCGCCGATCGCTTCGGTGATCTCGCCCTTGATGACAGCAGCTTCGTCCACGGCCTGCACATCGAAGCGGTCGCGGACTTTGATTCCGGTCAGATCCTTCGCCCACAGATCACCGGCTTCTGTAGAAAGTTCCACGGTGATCTTCTCGCGGTCGAACAGTGTCACGGCTTCCTTCAGATCGCCCATGTACAGCGGATACTTCGTATTGGATCCGGAAGTCACGGACTTCATGGTCTTGTTGCTGACGACATGGATCGGATACACGCCGAACAGAAGGCGCTTTGTCTTGTCGGTGACATCGGGCTGGATGATGTACTTCTTGTCTTCATCCTTCAGCTTGTCCAGATAGTTGAAGCCGTCCTGATTGGTCAGGACGATGGAAGACGGCGCGATCGCTGCATCCAGCTTCACGTTGAAGACATCCTTCAGGTCGTCCACGCCGGTGATCGCCACGGCCTTCCCGGTCGTGATCTCGTTCAGCTTCGCAAGGATGGCGGCGTTTCTGGTCGCCCTGGACTTTCTGGCGATCCACTTGTTCAGGTATGCCAGGATGTTCGCAGCAGTGTCCTGAAGCAGTTCGCGTGTGGTCTTCAGGATGCCGCCCTTCTTTGCGACCTTGTATTTGATCTGCTTGAACTTCGGTGTATTCTGTTCGGTGAACGCTTCGCCTTCATCCACGTCAGGCCACGGTGTGCTGTCTGCGTCGATCTCGATCACGCGGGATCCGGACAGTGTGGTGACGTTCTCGACGTTGACGTACATTTCCAGATCGTTTTCAGTCCTACGAAGTTCGCGGATGTCGGTCTGGATGTCCTGCGGCACAGTGAAGCCGCCGTCGGATTCGCCGTCCTCGTTCGGATCAGCTTCGGTCATGGCGTCCATGATCTCCTGATCCTCTTTTGTCATCTGGCGCTTGCGCAGGCCGCACACGATACGGTTGACGAATGCGCGGGCGATGTCGGCCTTCGCGTACTTCTTCGCGCCCGCTGCCGCTCCGCCTTCGATTCCCTTCGCCTTGCCGCCCTTGACGGCGTCGTCGATGTCGTCGATCTCGTCTTCGTCCATCTCCATCATGATGTCGAACTCCTGCTGCATCTCGCGCAGCTGATCCATCTTGTCCTTCATCTCCTGCGTCTTGCCCTGACCCTGAAGGCCGCGGATCGCGTTCTTCATGTCGTTGATCTTCTTCAGAAGTGCTCTTGCTTCTTTGCTCATGTGTTTAGATCCTCCTTTGATTTAGATTCCCATCAGTTCCATTTCTGCGATCAGGTCAGCTTCTTCTTCAGCTTCCCTGTTCTCGACATCTTCCGGACGCTCTGTCCGGATGTTCTTCGGCGCGTTCTTCCAGCTGTCCATCATCCAGCTGACGCACGCAGCCATAGCAGGCCGTTCATCGATTTCGATGTCGAAGACTTCCTGCGCGTCCGTTGCAGACATCCATGTTTCCGCGTTGATCTTTTCGGTGATGTCAGATTCTGACACGCCTTCCTTCGCGTGCTGCATGTAGATGTCCGTGATGCTCTGCTGGCACTTGTCCAGTTCCGCGATCAGTGCTGTCAGATCGTCCGCGTTTCCGTAGGCTAAGACTGACGGCTTGTGAATCATGATCTGCGCGCCCGTAGACATCACGATTTCGTCGCAGGCCATCAGGATCACCGATGCGATCGATGCCGCCAGTCCGTCGACGACGCCCTTGATGTGCCCCGTATGACGGGACAGGATGCTGTGGATCGCGATTCCTGCGAACACGTCACCGCCGCCCGAATTGATGTAGACGGTCAGATCTGCGTTCTGATCGATCTGGTTCATGAAGTCCGCGATGTCCTGCGGGCATGTGTCGTCCGCGCTCCATACATCCCATGAAGACGACACGATGTCGCCGTAGATGTACAGTTCCGCACCCGCTGCCGCGTTCCTGATCTCCATGTACCCCGTGTTCTCGATCTTCTTAGTCTTCGGATTCTTCCGCGTGAATCGGTATTTGTTCACCATCGTCTTTCCCTCCTTCCTGCTTTATTTTCTGTTCCGGATCTGTTTCGGCTGTGTCTTCCGGATCCGCGCCGCCCGGCTGTCCTGCTGATGGAACAGTCCCGCCTTCCTGCGCTGCATTATGCACAGGCCGCTGCCGCGTCTGCTGTGCGTTCTGCTGTGGTTGGTTCTGCGCGTACTGGATGCCGACGTCTGCCAGCGGAACGAAGTTTCCGTTCACGATCAGCTGGTCGCCGCCCTCTGCATCCTGAAGATCCAGCTTCCGACGGCATTCGTTCGGCTTCTTGATGCCGTTCTGGATCGCCTGCGCCATGATCTTTATCTGTGTTTCGCTGTCCGTCCGCAGGATCGCTTTTTCGTTCAGCTTGTAGTATTTGCCTTCTTCGTAGCGTTCCACGTCCGTCAGCAGTTTCCAGTTGACTTCTTCTTCGTACTGCTTCAGCACGAACAGCATCGTGTCCACGTAGAAGGACAGCTGCTGCATTTCTGAATTGCTGTAGCTGCTCTTTTCGTAGTCGTTGATCTGGTTCGGTTTGATGCCGAATGCAGCCGCGATCTGAAGCGCCGAATATTTCTTCAGTTCGATGAACTGACTGTCTGACAGTTTGATGTCCAGCGGCGTCAGCTTCATCCCCTGCGGGATCGGCAGGATCCGCCCGGTGTTCTTCGTCCCGGCTCCGTATGTCTCGAATGCCTGGATCAGCTTCCGCTTCGCTTCCTCGTTCAGGTCACCGGTGTATTCCAGCGTCGCCTTCGCGGTCAGGCCGTTCGCGTATAGATTGTTCAGGAAGTCCTGCGATGCCGCTGCGCCTTCGACGGTCTGCCGCAGGATCTCCTGCACCGGAAGTCCTGTGATGCCGTCAAGGGAATGCGAAGTCTTGAAGTGAAGGACTTCGTCGGTTCCGAAGACGTACTGCTGCCCGCTGTACTTATCGCTGTACACGTACCAGATCTTCCCGGCTCCGCCGAAGTATCCGGCATCGTCGACGACGATCTGCACGCAGTTCGACGGCATGACCCACAGATCCAGCACCTTGTATTCGCCGCCGTATCGCTTCCTGCTGAACTTAGATCTGACGTACACGTAGGCGTTCCCGAAGTGATTCCTGTTCATCTCGACCGCATTCCAGAAGGCTGTCGGCGTCATGAACGGATTCGGCCTGTATTTCAGCAGCTTCGCCACGTCATTCAGTTCCGGTTCGGCGATGCCGTTCGCTGTCTTCTGGTAGTATTTCCACGGAAGTTTCGCGACGGTTTCCGACATCATCTTCAGACACGTGAAGTATGTGACTTCCGACAGTGCGCCGTTCCGGTTCTTCTTCTTGATTCCCAGCCATTCAAGGAAGGATTCTTCCGCCATGTCCGGCGATTCGATCGTCTGGTTCAGGAATGTCTTCTTGAACCAGTTCCTGATCTTCTGCCACCATTTCAATCTTCATCACCCCCTTTCCGTTTTTCTTGCTCTGCTTGATTCGTACATCTTCAGCCACATTTCCACACTTTCATTCACATCCGGCTTCACTTCTCCCTTCATCGCCATCGTCCAGGCGTCGATGATCGCGTCGACCGGATCGATCCTTTCCGTCTGGTATTCCTTGTCGATCTTGATTTCCCCGAAGCTGTTCGAAACTGTCTTCGCGTTCGCGATCGACCACGTCGTCATCTCGTTCCCGTCGTGCTCGACGTTTCCGGATTCGATTTCAAGCCGGAAGTCCACTGTCGCATCGTTCAGCGCCTTCGCCGACTGCGTGATCGCCACGCTGTCGTATCCCAGCGCATCCAGATCCGTCAGGAATGCGGACGCGTTGTGCGGATCGTAGCAAATGAACTGAACGTCCAGATTCAGCGCCTTCACGACTGTCTGAAGGTACGACAGGATGTACTTGTAGTCGGTCTTCACGCCGCCCATCGTCTCCGTGACGGTGATCAGTCCCTGCTGGATCCATAGATCATACGGCACGCGATCCGTGCGGATGTGTTCTTCCACGCGGCGCTTCGGGATGAAGCTGTGCACGTGGACGTAATACTTCCGGACGCCGTCCCTGATCGATGTGAACACGAACGCGATCGACGTCAGGTCGCCGCCGGATGACAGGTCAAGGCCGACATAGCATTTCTGCCCCTTCAGGTTCTGGATCGTTTTGTCCGTCTTCCCGGCCTTCCACAGTTCGATGTCCTTGATGTAGACGTCGTTCGTCCACTGGATCCACATGTTCAGCTGCTTGACGATGAAGTCACGAAGCGAAGATCCGCCCATCTCCTTCGCCGTCTCTGCGATCGGAACCATGTTTTCCAGCGCTTCCGGATCATATTCCAGAATCGGATTCGCCTTGATCCAGTTCTTCGGCGTCCACATGTCGTCGCCTTCATCCATCTGCGCGATGTAGATGAACTGCGAATCGTTCTTCGTGACGCCCTTCAGCACCTTCGCGCAGTATTCATACAGCGCGAAGCACGGCGACTTCAGGTCGAAGCCCGCTGTGGTGATGACGCTGATCAGCGCTGACTTCATCTTCTTGATGCCGCCTTCCAGCAGCTTGTACATCTGGTCGTCTTTGTGGGCGTGGTATTCGTCCACGATTCCCAGATACGGACGGAAGCCGTCGATCGACTTCGTGTCGCCCGACAGCGCCTTGATCTTGCTGTATGTGTTCCGGCAGTCGATTGTTGAATTGTGTTCGTGTATGTCGAAGCACTCTTCCAGATCCTGATCTGATCTGATGAACTTCACGATCTCATTGAAGACGATCAGCGCCTGATCCTTCTTTGTCGCCGTGCAATAGATCTGCCCGTATCTGTAGCGGTCGAAATTGCCGTAGTATGCCGCCAGAATGCCGTTCAGGAAGGATTTACCGTTCTGACGTCCCAGTTGCACGTATGACGTTCTGAAGCGCCTGTGACTGCCTGCTTTCGTTCTCCATCCGTTCAGTGATCCCAGAATGAAGCACTGGAACGGATACGCCTGCACCTGATCCTGTTCTTCGCCTTCCGCGATCGTCAGTGTCTCCGCGAAGTCGATGATCCTTTCGGCCTGTTCGACGTCGAAGTAGTACCTGTACGGCGCGGCCTTCGATGCTTCCAGATCTTCCATGTGGCGCTTGCAGGCCAGCTTCACCATTTCCCCGGCTGTTATCTTTCCCGCAAGGACGTCCGCAGCGTACTGTGTTGTCCTGTCCTGCATTACTGCGCCCCGTCCGCATTATGCGAACTTGTCAAATTTGTTTCCCTTCGGCGCTTCCGGCGCTTTCGGAACGATCAGTCTGCATCTGGAAGACACGGTCAGCCCGAAGTCCGCCGCGCCTTGCCTGCACTGTCTGAAGTACCTGTCCTGCATGATCGCCAGACGCTCGACCTGGCTGTTCACCACTTTGATCGTCTGATAGATCGGACGCCCGTCTTCGTCCTTCTCCTTCGTCTCGATCGGCATGTCCACCATCAGCGGCAGCTGTGCGATCTGCTGCGTGATCTCTTTGTACTTCTCCTGTGCGATGACCAATCGTGCCAGCGCGTCCACGTCCAGATTCGAAATCAGGTCGATCGCGCGCAGCTCCTTCACCGTCTTCCGGAAGGCTTTCTTCTGCGTCGGCGTCAGGTATGACGGCGCCGTGACCTTGTCGGCGGGCGCTTTCACTTCCGTCCGCTGCCTTTCCGCGATCTCTGCTTTCGTCAGATGTTTCTTTCCCTTCGCCTGAATCAGCGAAATCGGCTGTCGTTGTCCTGACATTTCGACCTCCTTTCCCGCTGCATTCCTTGCGGATATGTGTCAGATTATGACCACATCAGCCCGCAGGCCGTGTATTTTGGTTTTTTCGTGGGGAGTTTTCTCCACAGAATAGGATGGGCGCGACTAATAGGGATTGCTGAAAACTTTTTCGATCCCCCCATGCCCTTCCCAATACGTCCGGAGAATGTCCCGCAGCTGTGCCTGCGTCTCTTTTTTTGTGGCTTCGTCCTTGTCATACAGTGCGGATATGATCCCGTGATTCTGATTCGATAACGGGAACAGATTCGTCGGATCCAGCCGTCTGTTCCAGTCCTCTTCGACCTCCACGATGTGATGCACCATGTCAGCCGTCGCGATCTTCTTCTGGACATAGAAGGCGTACAGATCCAGCCCGTCGTACTTGCTGATCACGAACGCCCGAAGGCCGCGCCATTCCTTGCTTATGTAGAACTGCGCCGTCTTCTTGTTCCGCCTGTACAGGTTGTATTCCATATGCCGCGACATCTGCCTGCTGCTGCCTGCTTCGCAGTCCGGGCATCTCTGGATCCCCTGCGGGATCAGTGCGCCGCATCTGCATTTATGCCACAGCATTCTTTCACCTTCTTTCCTGAACACGAACACGCCGCTGCCACCCTTCCGGATGACAGTGCGTGCCGCTGTGGATGGACGAAAATGGCATAGAAAAAAGCAGCTGCGAATTCGTCCGCAGCTGCTTCCCTCTTGCAACTTTCCACGCTACCATTTTACTTCGTCCGTCCCACCATTAAAACCCCAGCTTTTCCCCAACATTTTGACCGGGAATTATTTCGTTTCATGTGAAACGGTTTTAATCCTTCACCACTTTTCGATGCCTTCGATCCCGAACAGCTTCACCGACATCTTCCTGATCAGTTCCTTTGACCAGCGCGACGGCGTGTTCTTTCCGCAGTTCTGGATCTCTGCCACTTCTTCGAATGATTTCCCGTCGATATAGTGCAGCCGGAAGGCTTCGTACTTGTACAGCATCCGGTTGTCTTCATACTCCTGCCGCAGTTCCTCCATCGCTCTGTCGATGTTCGCGATCATCATCGCCGTCTTCAGCTTTGTCCGCCGCACGCTTTCAAGGTGCGTGTTCTCCTGCATCAGTGATTCGAATTCTGTCGCGTCCATCTCTTCGACTTCGGATATAGCATTCTCGACATGCCTTCGCATCTCGATGTACTGTTCCATCAGGATCCGCGTATTATACAGGATCCTGTTCCGCTGGATCTTCCTTTCGGCTTCCATCGTGTCCTGCACGATCTTCCGGATCTCCACTTCTTTGTCTTCCTGCTGCATTCGGTCATCACTCCCCGTTTGTATAGTTTCGTTCTTCCGTCCCTCTGCCGCTGCCGTCAGGCGGCTTTGATCTTCTTCCATATCTGCGGCGCGGCCTTCTTACCATCGGCAGGCCGTGCATCCGCCTGTAGTTGTTCGATGCTTTCGCCCTGGCTTCGTAGTATCTGCGCCATGCCCTGATTTCTGCCTTGCGCTTCTCGCTTGTCATCAGCGTTTCGCGCGCCTGCTGCACGATCCTGTCCAGATCTTCCGCCATGTCCTTCACGATGTCGCCCAGCCGGTCGAACGCTTCGCCCAAGCGCCGCGCCAGATCCTGCATCATTTCGTTCGCGGCCTTCGCCGCTTCGACGTATGCGTCCCGCAGATGAAGCGCAGCCTTCACTTCGTTCGCGGCTTCCAGCGGCGTCTTCTCCTTCATCTTCGCATATTCTTCGATGCGACTTTTGATCAGATCCGGATCTGCGCCTGTCATGTCTGCGATCTGGCTGATCCGCTCTTCGTATTCGATCAGTTCGCGGATCTGCTTCATGGTAGCTTCCGGAAGTGTCTGGATCTCTGCCGGAAGTTCTTTTTCGCCCTCTTCCTGCCGCCCTGTGTCCTCTGTGACGGCCTTTTCTGCTTCCTGTGATGAAATACCCGCCTGCACGCTTTCGCCGCTCTGTGCGCCGTTCTGTGCGTCGTCCTGCTGCTGTTTTTCGCTTTCCTGCTCCTGCTCCCGCTGCCGGATGCCGAAGAATCGCGCCGCTGCCGTCCTGATCGCCTTCCAGATCTTCATGTCATCACCTTCTTTCATCCTGATCACGAAAAAGGCAGTTCTTCATCGATCCCGTCGGGAATGTTCATGAATCCGTCCACATCTGTCTGCATTTCCTGCTGTCGCGGCTCATGCCCGGCGCTGTGACCGTCTGCCGCTGCCTGCTGGTTCCCGCTGCCGTCCTGCGACTTGCTTTCTGCGAACTCGATGTCTTCACAGATCACGTCTGTCGTGTATACCTTCGCCCCGTCGCGGTTCGTGTAGGATCCCGTCTGAAGGCGTCCTGTGATGACGACCTTCGTTCCCTTCTTCAGGTACTTTTCGCAGAATTCGGCGCTTTTGCCGAAGGCCGTGCACGAAGGGAAGTCTGCGGCCTGCTGCCCGTCCTGCCTTCTCTGCCTTCTGTCGACCGCCAGTGTAAAACGGGCGATACACATCTGATCCTGTTCCTGTGTCCACCTGATTTCGGGATCGCGCGTCAGGCGCCCCATCAAAATGACCTTGTTCATGTTCTTTCCGTCTCCTTCCTGCTTGATCCCGCTTATTCGTAGTCGCTGTTCCAGGACGCCCACACAAGGATCAAATATAATCCCATCATGACCGTCATGATCGCCATGACCGTCAGCCCGACGATCGACGCGATGATGATCAGCGCATATTTAATGATTGTCAGAATTGTCAGTGCCATTTCCGCATTCCTCCCTGTACCGTTCCTTCAGTTCCTGCGATCTGCGCAGCATCTTGTCCTTCAGGTTCTCTTCCTTCCGGATGAAGTGCTGGATCGTGCCCGGCCTGCTGCCGATCTGCCTGTGCAGGCGAATCTGTGCCTGTATCTGCCTTCGCTTCTGGATGTCCAGCCGCATCTGTCTGTCGTACACGCCGACGGTGTAGTGCTTCCCGCAGTTTTTGCATTCAAAATACTGTTCTGTGACGTCATAACCGTTTCTGTCCTTTGCGATCTGCCGCGTCCACAGTTCGACGTCCGTCTGCTGTCCGCAGCTGTCGCAGATTACACGGTCATCCGTCAGTGTCATCCCTTCCATGCTCTTTCCCTCCTTTCCTGAACACGCTGTAATCTCCGAATGCGTCATACGGCAGTTCCTGCCGATCGAATCCGGATTCCGGCGGCGGCTTTTCCTCGCCGTCGCCTTCTTCCATGTGTTCGTCTTCGCGCGGATCCTCGACAGGAACGCCGATCAGATGCGCCATCATTGACGCGATCGCCACGTCGAAGTGTCTTTCGACCTGTGCATAGTGTTCATCCGGCATCGTCTCCCACAGCATCGTCTGAATGTTCCGGATGCCGTGCAGTGCTTCCTGAAGGCTGTCGCCGTTCAGCAGATTCTTCACGCTGTATGATTTCTTTATCGGTTCCACGAACTTTTCTTTGCTTGCCATCAGTCTTCGTCCTCCAGATCAATCAGTCCCAGCGATTCCGCGTCGTAGATGTCCATGACGCCGATCACGGCGTATCCTTCCCGGATCCCGCTTGACGTGTTTTCGTCGTCCACGCACGTCACGACGGCCTTCATCCTGTCGCCTGTGGCCTTTCCGTCCTTCATCGCAAGGATCATCAGCCTGTCGCCCTCTCTGTAGCCCTGCGCGTCCTTCAGGACGATCATGTACTGGATCTGCTGCGTCTCGATCGCGTGATACATGTCAGCAGACACCCGGATGTATCTTTGCGACCTGTCGTCCTGCTCCCGCTGCCCGTCCTGGCCTTCCTGCATCGCTTCCAGCTTCTTCTTCGTCTCTCTGTCGATCCTGTCCTGCTCTTCGCTGTATCGCTCTTCGTCAGTCTTCCGTGCTTCCCGGCGGTCGACGAAGCTGTCGCACTTCATGACGTTCGTCTGCTTCTTCATGCAGGCTTCATAATTGTCGCAGGCGTAGCAGATGCTTTCCTTCGCTTCCGGATGCGCGTCCACTTCCTTCATCGGCGTGAACAGTCCCGCTTCGATCACCTTGTTCACGAATGCCGTCCAGCTGATCATCTTCCGCTGCACGAATCGTCCTTCGATCTTCACTTTCAGTTTGATCCCATTCGGCGAACAGTTAATGAACGACACCGGATCCGTGTTCGCGCTGAATTCGTTGTAAGATCTGCCGAAGTATTCCTTCAGCTGTTCGATCAGGCCGTCCTTCGTTGTCTGGTCTGTGATCTTCAGCCTTGTCCCTCTGCCCGTCACGTCCTGCCATGCCGCGAAGATCTCTTCGTCCGCAGGATCCTGATCGTGTGCGAAGCGATCCGCTTCCTGCTGATCCGCGTCATCCTCTTCTTCGAAGTCTTCCGGATAGTTCATCTGCCCCGGAATCTCTTCCTGTTCTTCAGCCGCTGCCGCTGCCGCTTTCGCTTCCTTGACGTCTTTCCATGTCAGGCTTCCCGTCTCCTTGTAGCGTTCCAGCATGTCCCGCTGCCGCTCTTCGTCCATCCCGCTGATCTCATAGGCCGCGCTGAACGTCAGACGGCCTTCTTTCAGTTCCTGTGTGAATTCCGGGATCAGTCGGTTGTTGATGCTCTCGATCTGCGCGATCTTCGTCCCGGTCATGTTCATGATGGACGCGATCACGTCCCGCAGCCTTCCGGAATCCAGCTTGTAGCCCTGAAGCGTCAGTCCGTTGTCCTTCATGTACTGAAGCGCGGCCTTCAGCTGCTTTTCCTCTTCCAGAACGTCCATCACGGTCTTGTCGCGGTATGCGTTCGCCATGATCAGCTGCACCGTCTCTTCGTGTTCCTCTGCCGGATTCTTGATCTGGCACGTGGCGACTTCGAATTCCTTGTATCCCAGATTGCACAGCATCGTCAGCGCCCGCCAGCGCCTTTCGCCTGCGATGATCCTGTATTCGCCCTTCTCGCACGGTGCATATGTGACCGTCATGTTTTCCAGCAGGCCGCACGTCAGGATGTCCTGCGCCAGCTTCTCGATGTCGGTCATGCTGTAGAAGTTCTTTTCGTTGCTGTACATCTTCCGGATGCTGATGTCCCGCGTCCGGAACCTTGCTGTCGGCTTATCGTCGACCGCCGCCTTGCTGTTCTTGTTCAGTGCGTCCAGCACGCTCCATCCTGCCGCCATTTATTCGCCCTCCTTCTTCGGTTCCTGCCCTCTCTGCCGCATCTCTTCCGCGAAGTACCTGTCATACGCTTCGAACAGTGCGAACGTCGCCGCGAACAGGACTTCCGGCCTGTCCGTCCCGTTGTGGAACGTGACGGAATTGTCGGGATTCGCTTCGATCAGGATCCCTTCGTTCACTTCGTGCTGTGTCCCGTCTCCGTACTTCACGATGAAGTCCGTCTTCGACAGCTTCAGGACATCCTTCGCATTCAGTCTGATCACATTGTCTTCCTGCTGCATTTCTTTTCCTCCTTCCGGGCGCCAGTCAGCGCCCTGTAGATCTCTTTATATTCCTGTTCGTCGTTCCAGATCCTGCTGTCCAGCGTGTCCAGGCGTTTCGTCAGTCTGGTCACGATCTTCGGCGGCAGTTCGTATCCGTTCCGGACGACGATCGACATGATTTCGTATTCACTCTTCAGCGTCAGTTCCGACAGGATCTTGATCTGCGTCATCTTGTTGTCTGCCCTGCGGTATGATCCGCAGATCTCTTTTTCAGTCATATGCCGCGCCGCCTTCCATGTCTTCGATCAGTTCCTGCGTCACGGCCTGATAGTCCTTCGTCACGATGCAGCCTTTTGAAAACTTCGGCAGCGGCAGGCGCGCGACCGTTGCCTTCTCCGCCTCGATCGACCGTCTGACGGATGTTCTGAAGCAGTCATACCCGGATACGGTCTTCAGCCATTCTTCGACCTGAAGCGATGTCTGATTCTTCTGGCGCATGGTCATCAGCACCTTCGTCCGGATCCCGGCATTCAGGCGCCGAAGATCTTCGATCTGCTCGATCGTGTTTCCGATGCCCTCGATCTCGAATCCTCCGACCTTCGCCGGGATGATCACCAGATCCGACGCGATCAGGACGTTCGTCACGGTCATGTCCATCAGCAGGCCGCAGTCCACGATGCAATAGTCGTATGCCCCGTTCACTTCCAGCATCGCCGCCGTGAACCTGGCGATCTGGTCGTCCCTCTCCTTCAGCAGCAGATTCATGTTCGTCCGCATCAGGTATCCGTTCGCCGGGATGATGTCAATGTGTTCGTACGGTGTCGTCCTGATCAGATCCGCCGTGCTGTATGATCCGCCCGTGCTTCTGTGTCTTTCCAGCAGTTCCGGCATCCCTGCGCCTTCCGGATCGAAGCTGTCGTACAGCATGGACAGGTTCCCCTGCTGATCCGCGTCGACGCACAGGACGCGCCGCTGCCTTTCCTCTCCCAGAATGTACGCGATCGATGCCGCCGTCATGGTCTTCCCGATCCCGCCTTTCTGGTTCATTACTGATATGATCTTCATCATGGTGCGTGTGCCCTCCTTCGTTATCCTGCGAATATGTCGTAGTACAGCCGCATCTGTAGATCGCTGAAGCTGTACATCGGCGTCATGTCCGGATCCATTGGCGGCATCAGGCCGCGCTTCTTGTAGTCCTTGTGCGTGATCTCCGGCGTCGCCCTGAAGTCGATGACGTTCCTTTCCAGATCCTGCTGCCGGATCCGCGCTTTCCCCGTGTCCTGCTTGATTGATGCCGCCCATCCGTCGAAGATCAGCACCTTTTCTTCTCCTTCCTTCCGGAAGATCCGGACGCGATCCGGATTGTGCAGCACTTCCGTGAACTCTTTCACTGTCATAATTCCTTCACCTTCCCTTCCTTCACGATCGACAGGTTCGGCACGCGCGGGATGTTTTCGCCCAGTCCCGTGTTGATCGGTTTCAGTTTCAGATAGTCTTCCAGCACTTTCACCGCCGCTTCCGCTCCGTAGCACACGACGCAGTAGTTGCCGCGTGCCGCTGCCGCTCTCATGAATTCCTTCTGTGTGTCCTGTATCCTCCCGCTGCCGTACTTCATTTCGATGTACAGCCCGCAGAATCCCGCCTTCGGTACCGGCAGATGAAGATCCGGCACGCCTGCCTTCACTCCCATCTGCTTCAGTTTCACGGCTTCGGCCTTGTTCCTGCTGCCGCCGTTCGGCACGTGGTGCAGAAGTTCCAGTTCCGGATACCTCTGCATGTTCCACTGTGCCCAGCTGATCACCGCGATCTGTTCCGTATCCTCTGACCGCAGTGCATACTTCAGATTCATTCCTTGTTCCTCTCTTCCCACTGCTTCCGCGCCGCTGCCGTCTCTGCCTTCAGTTCTGCCGCGCGCTGCATGATTTCTTCGTTGTATGGATAGTCGTGAATACCACGGCACCACATGTTTTCGCGTGCGCCTTGCAGGCCGTAGTTGTAGGCCGTCAGCATGTCGGCGACGTTCCCCGTCACTTCATACAGTTCCGCCAGATAGCTGACGCCGACGCGGATGTTCATGTATGGATTCATCAGATCCGTGCATCGCTCTTTCCGCATCCTGTCCCGATGCCATCTTTCATTGATCTGCATCAGCCCGACCGATTCCCCGGAATCTCCGATCGCGTCCCACACGCAGCCGCTTTCCTTCTCGATCAGCGCGAAGACTGTTTCATAATCCACGCCCGCATCCCGGCAGACGATGTATGTGTAGATCTGCGCGATGACCGGGAATTCGCCCCCAGCCTGCTTCGCCGCTGTCGATATGTCGTGATAGTAGAACCCTTCGATGTTGTCCCAGTCCTGTGACATCCGGTTCCACGGGTATCCGTAGGATCCGTAGATCTTGCAGCCGTACTTCGCCATCTGGTTCGCGTCGACCTCTTCAGGCGTCATGATCTCCACCGGCTGCGTCTCTGCTTCCTGGCTTTCTTCCGGTTCCGGTGCTGCTTCCACGACGGACACGTCCTTCGGCTCTCTGAATACTGTGCACGCGATCGCCATCACTCCCTTCACCAGACCGAACGCGATCAGGACGAAGACTGCCAGCGCCGCCACGATCAGCGCGATCTGCTTCGCTTTCCGGATGATCCGCCTGCGCTGCCGTCTTCTTCTCGCTTCCTCTGCCTTGCCGTGCGGGATCCTCCGCCCCGTCCTCCTGCTCTGTTCTTCCGTCCTGTGTTCCATTTCCCTGTCCTTTCCGGCTGTCTGTGCAGCCTTGCGTTGATGTAGAATCTGCCGTTCACGTCGTTGTATCTGACTTCGGCCTTCGCGAATGTGTATCCCTGCTGTCCGTACCAGTGCGTCATCTTGTCCCGGATGCAGCTGCTGTCCGCTGCCATTTCCCGGACGTCCTTCGCCTTGAACTTGTAGTGATTCACCTTTTCTTCCGGCTTCTTCAGTCCCTTCGACGGTGTCCACTTCTTCTGCGACTTCTTCTTCTTCTCCTTCGTGATGTACTTCGCCATCCCCGTCAGGCCGTCTTCATCCTTGTCCAGGCGCCGCACCTGATTCCGTCTTCCCTTTATCCACAGTTCTTCCACAGTGTCCATGTCGATGTCCCCATCCATGACAATATGATGGTGGAACCTTCCTTCCTGCGTTCCCTCTGTGGTGTAGACATACCTGGCATTCTTCAGGCCGCGCTTCTTCCTCTGGTAGTTCAAGCGCCTGATGTAGTTCTGCATGTTCTTCAGTGCTTCTTCCATCGTGGCGGGCATGTCTGCGTCCGTGTAGGTGAACGTCGCCCAGATGTCCCTGTCCCCGAAGTTCGCGTTGATCACTCTTTCGCACTGCTTCCTGCTGTTCTTCTCGTTCAGGTTCCACTGTGCTTTCCGGTGTTTCTCCTTCTGTGCAGCTGTCGGCGGGATCTCTGCCTGCTGCCCTCTGACGAACTCCGGATAGATCTCCACTTCCAGCTGATCGCCTGCCCGGATCTCCTTCGTGGCGTACACTGTCGCCTTCCTGCTGCCCTGAAGGATCCTTTGCACCTGATCTTCTTCCAGATCTTCCAGTGCTTTGTTATAGGCCGCTTCATAGTCGTATTCGATGACGGCCTTCTTCCTTCTCTTTCTCATGGTGCGGATGCCCTTCCCCTCTCTCTGATCCCTTGTATATATGGATTCGTTGACTTGTTAGTATCCATTACAAGGACGCTTCCGGACTGCCGTCCGTCCCGCGTTTTCATTGACTTTTCGGGCATTTTCCGCTATCATGAATGTGGTGCGTGAAGCGGCTTCCGGATGCCCGGAAGAAGCCCAACATGAAGCCTTCAGGATGCCTTGTCCGCTTCCTGAAGGCTTTTCCTTTTACCCTGCTTTCTTCTCCTGCTGGATAGATCTGACGGCCTTCAGCTTCACCTGTGCTTCTCCGCGCTGCGTGATGATCAGTGCGATCGCTCTGAATGCCTTCATCGGATCCGGTGCGTCTCTTCTCTCTTTCATCCTTCCCGCTCCTTTCCGTCAATAGTCGTCTTCGATCTGTTCGTCGGCGTCCGTGTAGTATTCGCCGTCGTATCCCTTCGCCATAACCTTCTGATAGCATTCCCAGCAGACCCGCCGGAACGTGATCCCGTGACAGTCATGTGTGAACAGCATGTCGCTTCGCGGCCTGATCCTGTTGCATACCGGGCACAGCCGCATGTCTTCATAGCTTTCCGTCATCTTTGCCACCCTCTCCTTCTGCCACTTCCATCAGTTCGTTCTTCACGACTTGCAGGATCCCGTCGATGAAATCTTCGTGCCTGCTGTGATCCAGCAGTTTGTCGTGGATGTCCTTGTAGATCGGCTTCATCGCCGTCAGCAGAATGTAGAACTGTACCACGCCGCCCAGCTGCGCGTTGTCCTTGATCTGCGGTTCGTTCGTCCCCTCCGGAATGTCGATCAGCATCTGGATGTGGTTCTTCTCTATGAAGTCGTCCATGATCTCCCCGAAGGTATCGATGTTAAGTTCTGCCATTTCGTCCCGTTCCTTTCCTTTGATCTCGATCCATATTCCTTTCACGCCGTCCATCTCATAGATGAATTCCGTCTCGTACCCCCCCCGACACAGATCTTCATGCACCTGTACGGCGTCGTCTGTATCGCGGCACTTGATCGTGTCGCCCGGCATCAGTTCGGCCTGCTTATGTGGCTGATTGCAGCCCTGGCTGTAGCATGACATTGTCGCGCCCTCCTTCCTTCTCTGCGATCAGGCTGTCCTGTATCATTCCGATCTGCGCTTCCAGATCGACCTTTGCCTTGTCCAGCAGCACCACGGCCTTGATGACATCCGGTTCCGCCCACGCGATCCCGGACATGGCCTTCTTCGCGGCATCGATTGCCGCTGCCTTTCTTGTCGTCCGCTCCGCTGCGATCACCAGATCTTCGAATGTGGTCGCCTTCTTCATGACGCTTCACCGCCTTCCGGACTGATCTGGATGTCCAGCGTGTCCACTTCCGGATTCCGCTGCACCTTCACGCCCTTCGCTTCCAGCGCCTGCGTCCATGCTTCTTTCACTTCCGGATCACAGTGTTCCATCGCATCCGCCCACGAAGGGAAGCGCCCGTGCTGGTCGTAGAACTTGTATTGATACGTCAGGCTGTCCCGGTTGTGCGGCATCCGCGGATCGTGCTTCACGGCGCACATCGGACAGGTTCCTTCCGGCGTGCGTCCCAGCATCATGATCCCGTGCTTTTCCTGTAAGAATCCCATGCGTCCCGCTCCCTTCATTCGATTTCATACGTCGTCCGGACGACTTCGTTTTCGATGATGTACATGATGTTCGTGATGCTCTGATCTTCGTTTTCATCCGTATGATCCAGAATGTCGACCGCCACGATGTAGATTTCTTCCGGCGTCGGTTCCTTCTGTTTCACATAGTTCAGCATCTTCGTGTATGCCCGCGTGTCGCCGCGCGTGTAGAAGTTGTGATTGATGCACATGTGCATGATGTCTTCCATGTCCCACCGTCTGATCACTTTGATCTTCGGTGCTTCCGTCGTTCTCTTTGTGTAGATAGCCATTTCTTCGTCCACTCCTTTGAATAGCTGCCCTGTAAATCCGCCGCCCTTGTACACCGTGCAGACCAGCTTCCCGTCCTCGATGTGGAATCTGAACGCCGGGATCCTGATCTGCGGGATCTGTATCTTCGGGATCGGCGGGATCGTGGGCTGTCTGATCATATGCCTGCGACCTCTCCGACGATGTCGCTGATGTTGTCCAGGTCGTCCGCTGCGTTTTCCAGATCTCCGATGAATCCTTCCATCTCTTCGCCGCGTTCAGATCCCTGAAGCGATTCCGGCATATTGTCGAAGGCTTCCTGTTCTTCTTCCTTGACCTCTTCGATGATCTCTTTCGCGGATGCGATCATGTCGACCGCTTCCGCCAGTCTCTTCCGCCTTGCTGCATTCATGCCCGTCCCTCCTTTAGAACACGTCGTCTTCCATGATCGCGACATCCCAGATCACGATGTCTTCATATGCGCCCGTCTGAAGCATCGGCTTCGTGATGTTCAGCTGCGCCATCTTCAGCGCCTGGTCGATCGTGTCTGCCGCGATCGTTGCTTCTGCTTCCTGCACGCTTCCGTTTCTGTACAGCATCGAATAGCTGATCTTCCAGTGCTTCGTGTTCAGGCTGTCCGCCAGTGCCTGCGCTTCTTCATCCGTTTCGAAGAAGCCCGGCTTGTACTCTCTGTTCCCTGCGTGATCCGGTTCCGTGACATCCAGCTGTCTGTAGACCTGAATCAGCTTTTCGCCGCCTGCGTAGTTATGTGATACTTTCCATTTGCCTTTCATTTCGTCCATCCTTTCATGATTCAGCCTGCGCCGCTGCCGACGCAGGCCGTGTCGATCGTCATGCAGTCTTCACTTTTAGCTGATCGCGCATGATCTGCATTCCGATCATGATTCCTTTGACTTCTCTTTTCTCTTCTGCGGTCAGTCTCTTCAGCAGTTCCACGAACTCCTTCACATCGGCCTGCTGGTTCTCGACTTCCCTGTTCTTTTCTGCTGTCATCTCCTTCACTCCTTTCTTTAGATCGTTGCGATGATCATCACCAGCAGCATCACGATCGCCAATCCCATGACGATGTGTTCCATCACTGTCAGGCTGTCCGATTCCATGATGTCGTCATCGTCATCGATCAGCATGTTCGCCGCTTCGTTGATCTCTTCTGTTACGACCGCGATTTCTTCCGGCGTCAGCTGCATGGATTCAAACACGATCGCGCATCTGTTCTTCGCAGTGTCGATCCGGTCGCGGTCTGTCATCGGCTGCGGCTCCTGCCGCGCTTCCAGAACTGTCATCTGATCACCTTCCTTTCCTTTCCTGAATCGAATTTTCATTTGATCCTGTCAATATAATACTTGATTGAATCAAGTTTGTCAACCACTTCAGCATATAAAACTTGACTGAATCAATTTTTTAATGTAGGATATAATTCAGGAAGGAGGAACGGCGCATGAACAGCAGATTAAAAGACATTCGGAAGGCTCTTCGCCTTACGCAAAAAGAATTCGCTGCACGATTAGGAATCACCGACAGCGGGATTTCCAGACTTGAAAAAGGACAGAACCAGCTGACGGATCAGCTGATCCGCGCGATCTGCCGCGAATACAAAGTGAACTATGAATATCTGAAGAACGGCATCGGCGAAATGTTTTCGGATGTGCCGCAGACAGTCGTCGATGAACTGTGTGAACAGTACGATCTGGATGACTTCGATCGGATCATGCTTCAGGAATATCTGAAGATGGACGAAGCGTCCCGGAATGTTCTGAAGACTTACATCCGGAAGATCTGCGGGCAGATCTCCGAAGCCGAAGACACGCAGGCGAAGATCGACGCTGAAGTCGAAGCGTACCGGCAGGAACTGGAACTTGAAGCAAGTCAGGCGGAAAAATCATCAGCTTCCGACACGCCTGCCGAAAATATGGCATAAAAATAAGCCCGTCAAGATGACGGGCTGGAAGGATGGACACTATGGCATTATTTGAAAGTAAAGAAAGCAAAGAAGAAAAGAAAGCGCGGAAGATCGCCGAAGCTGAACAGAAGCAGGCCGAAAAAGACTTCGCACTTCTTCAGAAGTACGGCCTTACAGGTCTTCAGGATCCTGAAGACATCCAGTCCGTGCGGAACATTGTCAGCGAACTGCGCGGAACCGGCCTGATGGAATTAGGCATCACGTTCGGCGGCGGCAACGACCGCGACATCCAGAAGAATCAGCTGTACTACCAGCGCGCGATCCTTGAACAGAACTTCATCATCATTCGTCAGCTTGACAGGATTTCGAAGCTGCTGTCCGATCGCTGATCGTAAAGCAAAAATAAAAGGATCAGCTGTTCCCGCAGCTGATCCCCTGATTTCCCTATCCGCACCGCTTCGTGGTAGAAATAGGCTTCGCACCTCTCATTCTATCACGGAACCGTGCGACTGCATAGGTTTCTTTTTTATACTCTTTTTTAGGAATGGAAGGTGATCTGATGTATATGACACAGTCAGCCCCGGAACTGTACGGCGTCCGCGTCGTCAAATACATCCGGTGCAGCCACGACGATCAGGTTCTTCACGGCGACACGCTGGAAGCGCAGAACGAAATACTGGACGACTTCATCGCCCGGAATCACTGCGTCCTGATCGACACGTTCATCGACGAAGCACTGACCGCCCGGAAGAAATACACGAACCGGAAGGAATTCGTCCGGCTCCTTGACGGCGTCCGGCGGCATGACTTCGACGTGATCCTGTTCACGAAGCTGGATCGCTGGTTCAGGAATATCGGCGACTATCACAAAATACAGGAAGTTCTGGAAGCGAACGGCGTCCAATGGAAGGCCGTGACGGAATCGTACGACACGACCACGACGAACGGCAGGCTGCACATCAACATTCGTCTGTCCGTGGCACAGGATGAATGTGATCGTGACAGCGACCGCATCAAGGACGTGTTCGCGTTCAAGCTGAAGAACAAGTCCTTCGTGACCGGATCCGTCCCGCGCGGTCTGATGCTCGACGCCGAAAAACATGTCGTCCCCGATCCGGAATGGAAGCAGTTCGCGCTGGATGCCTTCGACATGCTGGAAGTGACCGGATCCGTCCGGAAGTCCCTTTTCGCTCTACAGGAACGGTACAGCTGCATCTATTCGTACAGCAGCTTCATCCGGATGCTGAAGAATCCGCTGTACAAGGGAATGTATCGTGACGATCCGCAGTTCTGCGATCCTCTGATAGATCCGGATCGCTTCGACCACATCCAGACGCTGATCAAGAAAAACGTGCGCCAGCGCCGAAGCGGAACGCAGTTCATCTTCAGCGGTCTTTTGACCTGTGACGTCTGCGGTCGCTCTATCGCAGGATATACGACAGGCCGTCGCCGGAAGGATGGATCCATTACCCGGAAGCCGCGGTACAGATGCACAGCGTGGAACATGAACCACAGCTGCACGAATAACAAGTCGTGGATGGAAGAAGTCCTTGAAGATCGCGTCCTGGCTCTTGTTCGCCCGTCCCTCTCCGCATACATCGCGGACTATGATGTGGAAGACGGCGGCGGTCGCGGCAGGAATCCGGCAGCTGATGCCGCCCGGATCCGGACGAAGCTGAAGAAGCTGTACGACCTGTTCATGGACGATCTGATCGACCGCGATCTGTACAAGTCCGAATACGATCAGCTGAATGCGCAGCTTCAGGAAGCGCTGACTGCTGCCGATCATCCCCGGAAGGACGTCAGCGAACTGAAGAAGTTCCTGTCGCAGCCGTGGGAAGATGTGTACAAGGACTTTTCCGTGCAAGAAAAAAATGCGTTCTGGAAGTCCTTCGTGGACACCATGCGCATTCGTGAAGACGGCAGCATCGCCGACATTATTTTTTTATGATAATGATGCACCTAATTCAGCGTTGCCCGAAGGTGACGCCGAATTAGGTACATCTTTTTTCTTATTCCGGGATGAACTCCACGTCGCCCGGCCTGCCGCTGACGAAATATCCGTCCGCTGTCTGGTACAGGACGCCGTCCGGCGTTGTGAACTTCTTCACAGCCTTCTTCACATCGAAGGCCGTCACGCCGCAGATCGCGCTGTCATCGAAGGAAGGTTCGCGGCGCAGACGCAGCTTCCCGTCGAATACGCGGCGGATCGTTCCCTTCACGTCCTCTTCCTTCACTTCGGCCTGCTCCTGCTGCTGGTCGCCCTCCTGCTCCTGCACGGCTTCGTCTGCCGCTTCCGCCTGCTCCTCCTGCTGCTGATCCTCTTCCGGATCCGCGACAGGCTCCGGATAGATCTGCGCAGCATCTTCATCATACACGTTCAGGCCGTTCTTGTCTGCTGCCTTCTTCGCGCCTTCCAGCGTCTTGTATTCCTTCGCACTCTCGAAGTCTGTTCCTGCATAATACATTCGATCATCTCCTTCCCGTTCTTCCTGATCATACCTTCTTCAGGTATGCGGAAGAACTGAATCCTGTATATGTCACGCCATTCAGTTCGAACTGAATGTACAGCCACTTCACGCCGTTCGCCGTGCTGTAGTATCCATAGCAGTGAACCTTCGTTCCGGCAGGCATACAGCACAGCGCCTTCTTGTTTGTTCCGGCATCGTTTCGACAGTACAGATCCGCCGTCGCTGTATATGCCCCGGGCAGTCTGGCGTCCTTCCCGCGCGCGTAACACGTGGATGTGACTTCCTTCTTTCCGGATGTCTGCTTCGCCGGTTCCTGCTTCTTCGCGGTCGTGCCGTTCAGGATCTCGTTCACCCTCTTCTGCACTGCTGCCGGATCGTAGCCCTTCGCCTTCAGGTTCGCCACTCTGTCGGATCCGTTGCCCCACAGTCCAGTGATGACTTCGCGGGCGATCGTGTCGACGCTCTTTCCGGCCTTGCGCTGATCGCTTTCCGCCTTCACTGTGTTGTCTGTATAGTGCGGCGTGATGAATCCGCGGATGAATCTTCCGTTGATGCTGACCGTGCGCTTCTTCACGCTGTCGGAATAGTTTCCTTCAGTGACGACGAAGTACCCGGCGGATCTGTTCACATAGGTCACTGTGCCGATGTGATCCGGCGCGCCGTGGTTGTCTCCTGATCCGGAATCCTCCCAGTCGTACAGAACAGCGTCGCCGATGTTCGGAACGTAGTCGTCCGCTTCCTGCCAGCATCCCATCTTCTTCGCTTCTTCGATGATGTAATAGCAGCTGATTTCGACGGGCATCACTGCCGTGTATCCCAGCTTCTTCGCGATCGCCGACCATGTAGCCGCGCACCACGGCCACGAATACAGCATCTTTGTCCCGCGCGGGAACGGTTCTTTGCTATTGTAAATGTCGATGATCACCTTGAAGGATCCGTCCGATTCCTTCAGGCCGACCCATGCTTCCGCCTGATCAGCGACTTTCTGTCTTGAATATCCCACTTTGACATCTTCCTTTCCTGCGTTTTTGTCGTACTGCGTCAGGTTGTACTGCCTGACCAGCTTCATCAGATTGTCGACGTACGTGCTGGATGTCGCATAGCCGTCGGCCTTGATGTTTTCCAGGTACTGCTGCGGATCCGTGACGCCGCGCAGATTCCTGTATCTGTCCAGCTGAATGAATTCGAAGTATCCGCGCACGCCCTCTTCCATGCTGTCATACACGCGGAAGTTGTCGCGGATCTGCGTGTGCACGCCCGGCGTGTACTCTTCGCTGGTCTTCATGTTCACCGGCTTCCCTGTCCACCTTGTTCCGCACTTCAGTCCGAAATAGTTATGATACAGGGAAGCAAGTTTCGATTCGCCCCATCCGGATTCAAGGATCGCCTGCGCGATGATCGGCGAATGCACCATGATCCCGTACACGTAGGCGTACTTCTCGACATATCCCGCGATCCGCTCGATGAACTCTGTCTTCTTCATGCCTGCTTCCCTCCTTCCTTAGTTCGGTTCGTCGTAAAGCATCGCCCGGTCAGAATCTGACACGCCCTTCGTTGTGGGATCCACGGTCACGCCCAGGATGACCAGCACAGCGAAGACTGCTTCGACGATCTGGATCAGCTGCGTGCCGACCGCTTCCGTCTCGATCTGGAAGCCGAACAGCGCCGCCACAGCTTTGATCAGCGTCAGAACGGCGGGGATGATCGCCAGCCAGAACACTTTATTCTTGATTCTCACTTTCCAGTTGATCATGTTGTTTTCTCCTTCCTGGCATACGGAAGGACGCCTTCACGCCCTTCCGCGCTCGATTCTTTGTTTAGTGTGTTTCGTGTGTCACCGCATCCGGCGACAGCTGAAGAAGTGCTTCCATCCTGTCCACACGTTTGTGCAGGGATTTCAGGCTTTCTTCGTTCCTGATAGTCCGTTCGTTCATCTTCTCCATTTCAAGTTTCTGCGACTTGATGTCCTGCTTCACTTCCAGCAGTGTGTTCTGAACGACTTCCAGTTTCATCATGACGGCGGATTCCTGCTTTCCTGCTTCCTCCGCATCCTTGCGATCCGTTTTCCCGTTCGCGCGGATTCCGCTGTAGATCGAAAATGCAAGCGCCAGAACAGAAAGTAGAACCGTAGCCCACTGTGGTGTCATTCCGTCATAACCTCCTTAGTTTGTATTCTATTCTGTCCAGCTGCCTGTCCGCGTCCTCCCGCGCTGCGCGCAGTTCTTCCCGGACAGCTTCTTCCATTTTCGTCCGCTCTATCATTTCAGCCTGTTTCCGGATGATCTGCGCCATCGTCTCCGTGACTGTGCACATCATGTCGACGACTTCCAGCAGGCCGCCGGATCCACCTTCCCACGGTGGCGCGTCCCTCGCTTCGTTCATGCGTCCCCGTCCTTTCTTCACTCTTCATCAATGATCAGTTCTTCCATTCCGCTTTCGATCAGGATTTCTTTGACCTGGTCTTTCAGCAGACGCGGAACCTGTGCATAGGTCTTCTTTCCCAGAATGATCTTCTGTGCCCACAGCATAGCCATCATCGTGTCGCCCTCCTTTCCGTAAAGTATTTGCAATAACGCCCGCCGGATGATCTCCCCGATCATTCGTATACCACTTCCGACATCTCCAAGATGCAATCTTCCATCATGGCGATCTGCTCTTTCTGTTCGCTGACGATCTTCGTCAGCTGCGCCCGTGTCATCGCTTCTTCTTCAGGCGCTGGCGGATCCGGATCCGGATGTACATCATCCACCCCGTACTGCCACCATGTCGCGAAGTCCTCTTCGATCTCCTGCGCCGTCGCGGCCTTGCCGTCCGGCATGAAGAACTGGACTTCGTCAAAACGGTACATCGTCCGATCCGGCTGATCCTCCTGTTTGTACGGCTGGATATTGTCCGCAAGACGGACGAAGATCTTCCCGCCCGGCAGATGTTCCAGCGTCACCTTCTGCGGCATCTCTGCCGCGTCGCTCTTGTAATACATGCAGCCACTCCTTTCTTTTCTGCTGATCCAGCCGCTGATAGAGTCCCTGAACCTGTTCAGCCATCTTGATCAGTTCTTCCACGTGGTACTTTTCCTTCAGCCCGTGCGCGTCGGTCTGCTGCACGTAGCTGTTGTACGATATGATTTTCTGTGCACGATCCCGCCGCAGTGTTCCCGTTTTCTTCAGCTCTCTGTATCCTCTGATCAGCTGCCTTCGTGCCCTCCGGAAGACGCGCCTGCGGATCGTGATGTGCGTCCTGCTGATCCTGTATCCCGCCATGTCCAGCATCGGGACGCCACGCTGCGCTTTTCCCGGAAGGCTCCGTCGTCGCTTCTCTTCTTCGATCGTCAGTATCTTACTGATTCCGGATGTCGTCTTCAGTTCGATTCCCATTTCCTTCCGGAAGTATTTGTCCAGGCGCTTCGTCGCCCGCTTCAGTCCTTTGACGGATCCAGACATCAGCGCGAAGTCGTCCATGAAGGTGACGACGCGGATCACGTACGGGATCTTCTTCCCGCGCCGTGTGGTTCCCTGTGCGTACAGGTCGCGGATCGCGTAGGACATCGCGAAATTGAACAGCCAGGCGTCGATGTACCCGCCGATGATCAGATGCCCGTCCGGTGCGATCCGTCCCAGATATTCCAGCAGGGCGATCGCGGCCTTCGCCTTCGGGATCTCCTTCTTCAGGATGTCCACGCAGACCTGATACTTCAGCGTCGCGTATGCGTGGACGACGTCCGTCTTCTGGATGTACCTGACGCCGACCGTCTCCTTCAGAAGGTATCTGTGCGCCTGATCCTTCAGCAGCGTCTGACCGCGTCCCGGAATGCTGGCGTGCTGCGTCGGCAGAAGCCGCGCGTTGATCAGCGGTTCGATCATCAGCTTTTCGATGTGTCCGATCAGCTGATGCAGGATGGACAACAGTGCGATGTCCCGTGTCTTCCCTGTCATGCCGTCCGGACGCTGGCGGATCGTCGGCGGCTCCATGTCGTCCGGTTCGATCCCGTATTCGACCAGATCTTCCACGACGCCGTACAGCATCAGCCCGATCGAATGGATCGCTTCTTCCTTCACACGTCTGGATCCGGACAGATCGTCGATCAGGATTTCCGTCCTTCCGATTCCGGCGTACTTCTCGATGAATACCAGAATGTCGCGGTGCTTCCATTTGCTTTTGAAACATTCTTCGACTGCTTCTTCGCATAGCTTCAGGGACAGCTTCCTGTATCTCTTCGTGTGCATAATTCTTTATTTTGTGAAGCGGCGTTCGGTTGCGGTCTGACCTTAAAGCAGATCCGGCCTTGTTACTACTTGCCGCACGCGCAGCCCACAGCTGCGTGTTCCCCTTTCGAAGATTCCGGTTTTACTGATTTTTGCTTGCGCATGGATATGCAGACGCACATCAGCAGACTTTCGCCTGCCTTCATGAAAATAAGTCGCGGACGGCTGTTCCAGTTCGCGTTACCGGGCGTGTTGTTGCCATTCTCGCACGCCAGCCCGGCATTCGCCCCGTTGTTCAAGTTCGCGAACCGCCACGGGCAGCGAACCCCGGCGGAGCCGGTACCGTTGAAGGCCGATCCCGCGCCTGCATACCCTGTTTGTTTATAGTTACATCAGGGGACTTCCCCCTCTGGACGTCTTACGACGTCCATTCACCCCGCTTTTTACCCGCTCCACAAAGCCGCGGACGGCTGCGCCAGCTCGCGTTACCGGGCGCGTTGTGGCCATACTCGCACGCCAGCCCGGCAAGCGCCCCGCTGTCCAAGGACGCGAACCGCCACCGGCAGCGAACCCCGGCGGAGCCGGGACCGCTGAAGGCCGACTTGAAGTAGGTCGTCGCTGATCCGCCGACCTCTTCCGGGAACAGGACGCCCTTCTTTGTCTTCATGAAGGACTTCACATAGTTCCAGCCGGATTTCATTCCTTCGTACAGCAGGCCAGTGTCTTCGTAGTTCGATGTCACGGATCCCGCCAGATTCTGACTGTCGCGGCATTCGTAGATCGAATAATCCCAATCAGACACAGCGTTCGCCGTGACGGTATAAAGCGGATCCAGGCCGACCGCATATGCGCCGTCCAGGACTTCCACGCCAGCCACACGAAGCGGCGACGTTCCATCCGTCAGCCCGTGCGGGCATCCGTCCTTCCTTCCCGGAAGAAGTTCTGTCGCGCCTGAATGCCACGGCATCGTCGAAATGTATGTCGTCGCTGTCGTGGTGAATGCGCTTTCCGTCTCTATGCCGACCGCTGCCAGTTCGTCGCCGTCGATCGTGACGGTTTCGATGGAACTGATCTTGACCAGATCCAGAATGTTCCGCATGTGTGCCTGTCCTCTGTCCTTGTTCGTGGACGATCCCATGTCGCCGATTGACACGGTCGAACCGACGATCAGGTTCGCGGCCTGCGTCGTCGACAGGATCACGCGCTTCACATTTTCTTCTGCCTTCGCTACCTGGTACTGTCTGTCGTAGCTGATGCAGCCGTTCGCGATGTTGCTGTTTTCCAGATCGAAGTGCCGCAGCTGCCACATCCGCAGGATCCATCTTGTATCGCAGTCATTCCACAGTCCTTCATAGATCGTCATCTTCCGCGCCGCTGTGATGCCTGCGGTCGCGCTGGCGAAGTTGTACGGCCTGATGCCTGCGCCGGATGTCAGTGCGCCGCTGCTGTTCAGTCCGCCGGGGAATGAAGGATGCCATGTCAGCGCCCGCTTCGTTCCGTCCGGTGCGACATCCCCGGCGTCCGGATAGAATCCCGCGCCTTTGGTCGTCCTGAAGCTGATGAAATTGAATGAACCGTCGTTCCATTCCTTGATCCACAATGCCAGCGCGAACGTCCAGACGGGCGCGTCTTCGCCTGTGATGTCGAAGCCGTCTTCGCCTTCGAAGTATGTGATGTTCATGGTTCCATCTTCCAGGGACATCGCATTCGCCCGGATGTACCATGTCATCGGATCTTCGTCCGCCCAATCTTCGACGGCGGCATCGGATGCCGTGCACAGCTGCGCGGCGCTCTTTCCTTCCAGATCGTCCAGCGGCGTCATCGCCGTGTTTCCGGATACTGCTGCATCATAGCTTCGCAGCGTGTACGCCTTGCTGTTCCACGCCTGCGCCGCTGCTTTTGCGAATCTTTCAAGGATCTTATATTTGCTTGTCTCTCCTGCTGCCGCTGCGCGCGGATAGAATTCCCAGAAGACGCGCGTGGTGTTCGTTCCGTCCAGGACGCTTTTGCACGCCGCGTCAAGGACAGCCGCATCAGATGACCCGCCGTTCAGCGCGATCGATTCCAGCGCGGCGGCGATCCGTTCGTGCTGTGTCCACGAAGGGAAAATCAGATCCATGTCTGCCATTTTCTTGTTCCTCCTTTATGCTGTGATCTTTGTCAGTGACATGTGCGGGACGCCCCGCTGCGCGTAGATCGCATACGCATATTTCACATCGTTGTCGCTGTCGTAGATGTACGACGCTTCATTGATCTGGCTTGCGATCTCCACGGCTTCGTTCGCCTTATTCAGGACGATCGTCGTGTTCTCCTGCCGCGTGTTCTCCGCTGTGACGCGTCCGTTCTCTGCGGTCACGCGGGCGTTCTCTGCTTCGACGCGGGCGTTCTCTGCGGTTACGCGGGCGTTCTCTGCGGTCACGCGGGCGTTCTCCGCATTTGCGCGGCTTGTCTCTGCGCTGACGCGCCTGTTCTCTGCCGTCTTTCTGGCGTTCTCTGCGGTCACGCGGGCGGCTTCCGCTTCCGCGTATGCCTTCATGGTCGCGTCGAACAGTGACATTTCGTCGCCGGATATGATGGCGTCTTCATCCTTGACGCACGGTTCGATCTCGATTTCGAACGTGCAGGACGTGATGACTTCGGTCATGTCCCCGGACTTCACTTCGATTTCTGCCAGTGCTGTCCCCGCTGCCGCCAGCGTCTGCGATGCCAGTTCCATCGTGACGACGGAACCCTCAAACGTACACGGAGAATATGCGCGTGTCAGGTCCGGCTTTTTGATGTAGGCCGTGACGTTTGATCCCGCCGGGATCTCGTAGGCCGCGCCGTTGTCCAACAGTTCCACTTCGACGTACCTGGTCGCCCTGTCGTGCTGTTTTGCTGATACCTGGTACTGTTTTGTGGATCCGGACATTTCTATCTTCAGGCGTTTGATCACTCTGTTCAGGCTCATGTCTGCACCCTCCTTTCTACAGTCCTAACTTTTCTATGATCTGCGCGATCGTGACAGTCTCCCCGTTCGGTTTCTCAAATTCACACGTTCCCCGGAAGATCGCATTGAACGCGAAGTCGGCATAGTTTTCCATCGTCGCCTTTGATCCGAAGGCCACGCCGCGCCCTCCATGCAGGAAGTGCATCAGGTAGACAGCTGTGGAAACATAGTCGATCACTGTGACCGTGTTGAATGCATCCTTCAGGATGTATTGCACGTCATAGCTGAATTCTGTGTCCAGGTCCCCGCCGCAGACTGTCGTCTGACCTTCGCCCGGCGTCACCGACTTCGGCGTCCTGTAGCTCCGTTCGCTTGTCAGCTTGTAGGCGATTGTCAGCGTCGGGACGTTCTTCCCATTGCACCCGTTCCACGTCGAATCTGTCATGGCCAGAAAATAGACGCCTTCGTTCTCGATGGATCCATCAGATCCGCAGCGCATCGAATCGACCGACAGCGTCGGCGGGCTGTACTCGACGACCGTGATCTTTGCCGTCTTCTCTGCGGTCCGCCCTCTGCCGTCTGTGACTGTGACTGTGATGTCCACGATGCCGTAATCTTTGAATGTCCCGGATGCCGGAAGGCTGTCTGTCGTGCCTGCGTATTCCCTTCCTCCAACTTCCATCACTACAGACTTGATCGCTGATCCGTACGAGATCGACACATCCATGGCGGTCAATGCGACGTTCGACTGGTCCTGCACGAACATTTTCCAGGCTGCCGGCACGCGGCCGCGTTTGTCTGCGACAGTGATCGAATTGATCACCGGCACGCAGTCATCCGGCACGCTGGCGTATATGTAGGCCGTCATGGACTGATAGACATGTGTCCCGAATATGCTTTCTACCTTCAGGTAAAAGGTCGCCGACAGTGCCTTCGTGATCTGGTCGTTCCATTCCTTCGGCACCGTGTAACTCGTTTCGATCCTCGTTTTCCCTGCCTGGATTGTTTTCAGGATGCTGTGCTCTCTGTTTCCCAGTGACCACGTGAATCTATATGTCGCATCTGCCGACAGCTCAATGCCTGTCCCGTTTTCGATATTGATCGGAACCTTCTGCTTTCCGTCTATCTCAATGTCTGACGCTTCCGGGTCATACATCCACCCTCTTTCCAGCTTTCCCAGATCATAGAAAGAATAGGTGCCTGTCTTGCCCCCGCACTCTATCGTGAAAAAAGGCTTATTAATGACCAGGAAGTTCTGCCCGATGTTTAACTTTGCCTTCTTCACGTATTTGTCCCCGAACGCTTCGGCCGTCTCCTGGATGGTCCATCTGTACACCTTGCCGTCGATCGTTGCCGTCTTCGGAAATGCACTGGGCGACGGCGAAGCCATCCACGACCCATTATTCAGCTCTACCCATGTAATCTTTGTTGTGTCTCCGTTTACGGTGCCGTACACTCCGCACGCTGACGCCATGAAGCCGTCGTTAATCGGGAATGTGAATATACTGGATGCCACCTTCTCCCTCCATTCTGAAAACGCCCTCGGCGTCGATCAGCTGACTGTATCGGACAGGCCGGCGCGCCTTCCTGACCGGTGTCGACAGCAGCATCGCGGTCGCCTGCACAATGTCGGATCCGGATCCGGTTTCCTCCTGCGCTTCTCTCCATTTGACGCCCATGCCGTACTGCGTAGAAATGAAATCAAAATAGCCGCCGTCCTCTGCGGCTCCTACTGACCAGCGCCTGACAGCTTCGACATTCAGTATGTGCAGCTTGTCGTACTGAATGTATGCGACCGCTCTTCCGTCCTGGCGAAATTCCAGGCGCTTGTTCGACAGCATGGTCGAAAAAGGCATGGTGCCGCCCTCTTCTTTTTTGCCGATCTCCAGTCCTTCGTCTGTGTAATGGAAGTATGTCTCCTGCTCTTTTCGGTATGTTTCCAGGTCTTCGCCCTGTGCTGTGACGGCTTCTTCCATGGACCTGATTGATATGTTCAGATCCGTCGATGTCTGCTCGATCTGCGTCCGGTATTCATTTGTCAGCTGCTCGATCTTTCTTTCCGCCGTGTCCGCGAACTCCCTGGTGCTCGCCTTTGTATCCTCGGCCAGCTCCCGCGACTCCGTCCGGATCGCCTGGACCGATGTCGCGATCTTTTCCTCTGACGATGTGATCGCGGCCTGGACTTGCTCTGTCGTCCAGTAACCGCCCTGCAGGATCCTTTTTGTCCTGCTCTCTGATACAGAGACAGCGTCCGAAAGGGTCTTCTCCTGCGTCTCCGCCTGGATCTGTTCGAACGTCTTCACGGTGCTGGACAGCTCGCACGTGTTAGCCTCCGGCTTTTGCGGGTACTCTGTCAGCTTTACGATCCGCTGCTTTGTGCGCGTGTTCTCTGTCTTTGAAACGATCCACACCGTATCGCCAATGTCGTAATCCAGGAGACTGTATTCCGCGCTTTGTGCGGCCAGATCCGCGACGTCTGCAGTGTATGCTGTGTATGGCTTTGACGCCGTTTCCAGCTTTGCCGTCGCGTCTTCGATCAGGTTCTCTGTGACCGTATACCGTTCATCTTTCCATACCCGCGGGATGACCTTCTCCGTATACTGATGATTGTCTATATAGGGGACGCCGATCAGGATTTCCGGCGTGATGCCGTCTTTGCCGACCGGATAGATCCGCGTGTAAAAATCATATGTGTTTGACTTCACGGACAGCCGGCGCAGGTTCAGGCCCTCCATGAAGTAGGCGCCGCGGTCGACCCCGATCCGTTCATACAGGTGCACGGCCTTGCCGATGCTGTCGATCCTGCATTCGCACATGTATGTCTTCAGGACATCCTGCAGGACGTCCCACGCCGTGCACGTGTCCTCGATGTCTATGGTGCGGCGCTTCGTGATCGTGCAGGTGCCGACCGTCCAGCCGGTCCCTTCGAATGCGAATTCCAGACAGGCGCGCGCCGTCTGCGTCCTCGATTCGAATCCATAGGCGAATTCTGCCGCCTCCAACTCCTCGATGTTCAGCTTTGCGACATAGTTGTTTTTCTTTTCTCCTGTCTCGATCTCCTTCAGGACATATTCGTCTTCTGTCGTGCGGATGTAGTTTTCCGCGATCAGTGCCTCGATATTGGTCCCGGTCTTCGGATAGCTGAAGGACAGTTCTTTGTCCCCGGAAGATAGAGTTTTTTCAATCTTTGGGCTGTCCGGCTCGATTGTCGCGATCCTCTTGTGTGTCGCGTCATATACCTGGATCATCTGGCGCCCTCCTTATAACCACATCGGTGTGTATGTGATCTTTACCTTTGCGGACGGATCTGAAAATGTCAGGACGTTTTCTCCTGCCGCCAGCCGTGGGAACTGCCAGAAGCTGACCCTGTCGAATGCGTTCTGTCCCGCGGCCGTCACTTTCCCCTGGCGTCCGTCGATCGTGATCGTCTCGCCCTCTGCCATGGCGTCCACTGTGTAGGCCTCGCCGTTCAGACTCAGGGTGTATCCCGTCAGCTCCCGGGCGGCCGTGATCTCCATGGTGCAGGGTGTGCCCCTGCTGCTTTCCATGTAGATCTTCCCGGATGCCTGTCCATCGAATTCTATCGTCAGGTCGTCGTCGAAAAAATATCCGTCTATTGACAGCTCCAGGACCTTCTTTGACAGGTTCAGCGTCTTATTCAGCGCGCTGTCTGTCAGGTATGCCTTGTATTTCCCTTTGTATCCTTTGATTTCTTCCAGCACTGCAGACTGGCGGAACTGCAGCATGAACCGCGACACGGTGCGCTGAAGTTCCGCCCTGTTCTTTGCCCGGAAGTAGATCGTCAGCTTCAGGGTCCCCAGCGGGATGTCGGTCTGGTACTCTGTCGGCAGCAGCGCGCGCGGGATCATCTCCTTCTGGACGTTGATCTTTGGCGGCTGTTCCTCCACCGTCAGGAGCTTCGCCCCGTATTCCCTGACATCCACGCCGTTCACGATCATGTCAAAACCTCCTTACCTCTTGCGCTGGATCCTGTTTACGAACTCGTTTTCTACTCGTGTGTATACTCTTTCGGCTACTACGTCGCCGTCCATGGTGACGTATACATACACGACAGTGCCGCCTGTCAGCGCGTCCAGTTTCTTGTCCAGCATGTCGCCCAGGCGGTCATAGAACTGTTTCAGCGGCAGGATCGCTTCCGCGCCTGCTTCGCCTCCTGCCAGGATCCTGTTTCCGATCGCTCCGAATGCTGTCGGCTGCGTCATGATACCGCCGTTTTTATACCAACTGATGGAGAAATGCGGGACCGACGGCGGGTTCAGGCTGAAATGGCCGGACACGTGAGGGTGCGGCAGCTTCAGGTGCGGCAGGGACCAATGGAAGTTAAACTTCGACCGCATGGCGCTGATCGCATTGGACACTGCATTCTTTGCAGCATTGATCGGCGTCGTGATGGCTGTCTTGATGGCGTTCCATCCGGATGACGTCTTCGACTTCATGGCGTTCCATGCGGAAGACATTGCCGACTTGATGGCATTCATCACTGACGTCACTGTCGATTTAACTGCATTGATTGCCGACCTTACTGCAGACTTAATGGCATTCCACGCGGAAGACGTCGCGCTCTTTGCGCTGTTCCATGTGTTTGATATCGTCGTCTTGATGGCGTTGAAGATCGGCGCCACCGCCGTCTTGATGGCGTTCACTGCCGTCGTGACAGCCGACTTGATGGCGTTCCAGATGGTCGACGTCGCCGTCTTGATGGCGTTCCATGCCGTGGACACCGCCGTCTTGATGGCGTTCACTGCCGTCGTGACAGCCGACTTGATGGCGTTCCAGATGGTCGACGTCGCCGTCTTGATGGCGTTCCATGCCGTGGACACCACAGACTTGACCGCATTCATCGCCGTCGTGATGGCGGTCTTGATGGCGTTCCACACGGTTTCGATCACGGCCTTGATGGCGTTCATGACCGGGGTGATGATGTTGTCTTTCAGGGCGTTGACGGCAGTCTGCACGGTCGTCTTGATCGTCTCCCAGACCGCCGTGATCGTGTCCTTGCAGTTCTCCCATATGAAGCGGAAGGGGACCGTGATCAGCTGGAAGGCCGCCCTGATGACTTCCACGATGAACATGATCGCGACCTGAACTACGTTTTTGATTGTCTCCCAGACCGTCGACACGGTGCCTTTCACGGCGTTGAAGATCTCGCTGACTGTTGTGCTGACCGCCGTGCAGAAGGTCGTCACGGTCGTGCTGATCGCCGTCCAGATCTCCGTGAAGAACGTACTGATGCCGTTCCAGATACCTTCGAAGAACGTCTGCGCGGTCGTCCACACTGCTGTCCAGCTTGTCCCGAACCAGCCCAGGAAGACGTCTGCGACGCCCTGCATGGCCGTCAGGATATTGCTGAATATCCCGCTTATGCCGTTCCAGTAGGCCCCGAATATTTCCTGCACGCCTGTCCAGGCCTGCGACCAGTTGCCGTTAAACAGGCCGATGAATACATCCAGCAGGCCTGTGATCACGCCGAAAACTGTCTGCAGTACCGTCGCCACATTTGCAAATGCGCCTTCAATCACCGGCGCCAGCAGGTTACAGAATCCGTTCCATATCGTGCTGATGGCCTGCGTCACGGACTGGAATGTGATCCCCATGGCCGCCAGCCTTTCGGATATGCCGGCGACGAACTCCTGGAAGGATGTCTTTATCTGTGTCCAGATCTGGATCACCGCGTTCCGGAAGTCCTCGTTATTTCTCCACAGTGTGATGATCACGGCCACCAGCCCGGCGATGGCGGCGACCGCTATCCCGACCGGTCCGGTCATGACCGTGAAGGCGGAGCTTAGCGCCGTCTGTGCGGATGTCAGGATGCCGGAAGCCCCGCCGGCCTTGACGTACCATTCGACCACGTTTCCGATCGCCTTCGATACCTGTCCGCTGAAGCTGATTGTCTTTCCCAGGGCGACCAGGAGCGGGCCGGCAGCCGCCACGAACAGGCCGATGCTGATGATGTTCTGCTTCGTCCCTTCGTCCATGTTGTTCAGCTTGTCGACAAAGTCCTGGATCTTTCCGACGATGTCCCGGATCCGCGGCATCAGCAGTTCGCCGAAGCTGATCGCAAGTTCTTCCAGCTGTGATTTCAGAATGGTCAGCTGACCCTGCAGGTTGTCCTGCTGGACCTCTGCCATCCTTTCAGCCGCGCCCGACGCGCCGCCGATCTTCGCGCGAAGGTTGTCGAATGCCTCTCCAGAATCATTGATCAGGTACTGCGCGCCGCGCAGGGATGCCGTGTCGAAGATCTTGCCCATGACGGAGTTGTAATCTTCTTCAGACAGGTCGCCCAGTTTTCCGTGCAGATCCTGCAGGACGTCCTGGAGCGGCCTTGCCTTGCCCTGCGAATCGTAGGCGGATACGCCCAGCTGATCCAGCGCTGTCTTTGCTGCCGATGTCGGCTGATACAGATTTTTCAGGACGCGCTGCAGCATGTTGCCGCCCTCTGCCGCGGCGACGTTATGATTTCCCAGGATCCCCAGGGCCGTTGCTGTATCTTCGAACGACTGCCCTGTTATGGATGCCTGGCCGGCAGCCTGCGCAAGACCTGCGCCGAACTGGTCGACGGAACCCTTGGCGTTTGAAGCTGTGACGGCCAGAACGTCTGCCACCCTCGAAGCGTCCTGCGTCTTCATGCCGAAGCCGGACATGATGCCCGTCGCATAGTCTGCAGCCTGCGCGATCCCCATGTTTCCCGCGGCGGCCAGGTTCAGCGTCGCAGGAAGCGCGGAATAAATGTCTTCCGTGTCCATGCCGGCCATGGCCAGGATGTTGATCGCGTCCGCCGCCTCGCTGGCGGAATACTTCGTGTCCTTTCCCATGGTTCGCGCCAGCTTCGACAGCGCGTCCATGGTGTTGACCGTCTCGCCGTTCAGCTTAGAGGTCGATTCTGATGTCAGGCCCATAGTCGCCTGGACCTGCGACATGGATGTGTCGAAGTTGGCCGCTGTCTTCACGGCGGCCGCGCCCAGCCCGACCGTCGCCATGGATGCTGGCATGATCGCTTCGCCGACCTTTGTGATCGTCCCGCCGATCTTGCCCGCCTTCTCTGCGTAGGCATCGAATGGCGCGCGGGCCATCTCTGCGTTCATGTTGCGGAGCTGGACTTCCAGTTCCGCCAGCTTCGCCTTTGAGTTTGTGACGGCGGCTTCCTGTTTCGTGATCGCTGTCTCGGTCTTCTGGATGCTGCGTTCGGTGTTTCCCAGCTCCGACTTCAGCTTTTCATATTCCGCTTTCAGCTTCTTGGTCTGTTCAGAATCTTCGCCGGTTGCCTTCGCGCTTTCTTCATATGCCTTTTTGGCTGCTTCGACCTTGGTCTTCAGCTGGTCATGTGTCGTCTTCTGCTGTTCCAGGGCCTGCTTCAGCTTCTGGTGCTGCGTTTCATTCTTCTGGACGATGTCCTTCTGCAGGGATACCTTTCCCGTCAGCTCTGTGACCTTCGCCCGCAGAATGTCGTGCGCGGACCCGTTCAGCTTCGCCTGCGCAGCCGCAAGGCTGTATTCAGACGACAGCTGCTTCATTTCTGCGGAACACTGGCGCATAGCCGCCTGAAACTGCTGTGTTTCGGCCTGTATATTAATCTTTACATCTGCCATGCTGTTCCGCTCCTTCCCTTAGTTTTCCTTCAGTGTCTTGATCTCAAAAGCCACATAATCAAGCAGGCTCATAATGTCGGATTCCATGCACTCCTGATATGATGATTTCATCAGCCTGATGCACAGCTTGACGACCCTGTCGACGTTCTCCCGGCACACCCGCCAGAAGTTCCTTTCTTCCTGATCGTCGTCGTTGTATCCGTTCTCTTCGTCGTATTCGTCGAAGGCTGACTTCTCCTTCTCTACCAGCTCCGGGCGCTCCGGGTTCAGGTCCAGAAACTTCTGCGTGATCACGTCCTGCATCAGGAAATGGATCTCTTTCGCGGCTGTCAGGACATCTTCCGCGTCCATCTCCCGGATCCGGCCCATCGGCATGTCGAAGACCTGCGACAGGATCCGCATGTTTGCGTCGACGGCGTCCTCGATCGTCCCGTCTTCGTTGCGCTCCATGATCTCCGTATATTTCCGGTACATCTTTACAGACACTGCCGTGCAGGTCTGTCCGCACGGCAGTTCTAATTCCGGCATTATTCGCCATCTGTAAAATTTTCTTTGAACTTCTCCACTTTCACGTCAACCTTCTGCGCGACGCTGACGTCCATCATGGCGAATTCCATGATGATGTCTTCCGGCTGCATGCCGCTGATCAGGTCTTCTCTGGTGAACTGCGTCCCGTACAGCTCCACGATCACGTCCATCATCTCGATGAACTGGTCGTATGTGTAAAGCCTGCGGCTTTCCTCTGTCTGCATGATCTCGTCGCGCAGTTTGATGTAATGCATATATGCCAGGGTCGTCATTTTCTGCGGCATGGTGTATTCCGTGCCGTTGATGATGATTGTCCTTTTCTTGGGTGTGTTAGCTGCCATTTTCGTCCCTCCTGTTACCTGTCTTTACTCCCGGCGTCGTCAGCCCGCTGTCTCCGCGGGCGGCTCCTGTACGCTGGCAAACCAGTTCCTGATCGCTGCGGCCGCAGCTGTGTCAGCTACCACAAGGTTCGATTCGTCGACCTCCACCTTGTAGTTGCCGTCGGACTGGCGCTCGTAGAAGTTGCCCTTCAGGGTTGCGGTCTGTGTATTTGTTTTTGCGCCCTCGGTTTCATAGTTGTCTTCAAACCCCTGGTCGAAGTGGCCGGCATACAACCAACAGAACTCATACTTGCCGTTCAGCTTTTTGGCGCGCCATCCCAGGGCGACTTCGGGCGCGATGTCGCCCTTGTTCTTTACCAGATAGCCGTTTTTGTACAGATGCCCGAAGATGCGGTTCTTGTCCTGCGGGGCCAGGCTGTTGACCTCCAGTTCTACTTCCGTGCCGGTGTATTGCATATTGGTGTCTTCGACGCTGTCGTCCGAATAAATCTTTTCGGATTCGAACTTGTCGGAAATCTTTCCGGTGATCGCGCGCGCCAGCTTGGTCGGGGTGTCTGTCGCGTACTCGGTCTCTGTGTTCTTGGTCACTTTCGCGACATGGATGTCACGGAAGGACTTTGTTCTGCTTCTGACGATGGTCTGTGTGTCTGCCATTCTTTCATTCCTCCGTTTCTTCTTCGGCTTCCTCCTGGTAGAAGAAGCGCATCGCATTCATGAAGACGCCCGTGTCCGGTTCTGCCGTGTCGTTGCCTTCTGTGTACAAAAAGCCGGCCGCCTTCATCAGTTTCTTCACCCGCTTCACAAGATCCTGCTGGTCGGCTGTCGACCAGATGTTGACCTGTATGGTCGCGGCTTCTACGTCGCAGTCATCGTCAGAATGCGCGGCGGCGTAGTCTCTCAGCTTCCACAGGGTGATGTGCAGCTGTTTCAGGGCGGCGTCATACCATCCCTGCTGTACGATGATCCCTTCGTCCTCGATCGGCTTCAGGGCGGCCGCTGCCGCTTTGATCACGTCCATGGTCTTACCCTCCCAGTTTCTCATTCAGTGCCCGCTGGAACTCTTCGTCCGCGATCCTGATGTAATCCGGTTCGGATTCCTGCATGGTGTTTTCCAGGAAGTCGCGGGCGGGCATCTTGGATGTGCCCCACTCCACAAACTTCATGTAAAACCAGTTTTCGGCGTCGCCGTTCAGCTTCCAGCCGACTTCGCCCTTCCTGGACGTCGCCTTCTTCGGGATGTTGTCGGCGGCATGCCCCGGCGGCCTGTAGCCGTTCCGGCCTGATTTCGAATTGTCCGCTGACCGCGGCATGTGCGACTTCATCCTCGGTTCCGTAACGTCTGCGCTTCGCTGATAGATCCGTTTGTTCAGCGCATTCATTTCCGCGTCCGACGACAGTGCTTCCACCTGCAGCCGCACGCGGTCAAATTCCTGCATTTCGAATTTGATCTTCACCGCGTCAGTCCCTTCTGTTCGCTTTCAGCTGGATGAACTGCATCTCGTTTCTGTAGAAGTCTGTCGCGTACACGTCATAGATTTCGCCCTCATAGACGATATAAAAATCCTTCAGGTGCTGGCGCAGCTCCTTGATCGCTTTGCAGTATCTGACTTCAAAGACGGCTGTATTTTCCAGGCGCACGTCCAGGGCGCCATACAGTTCCCTGCCATACAGGCTGCTGATCTTCGCCCACGTCCTGTGATGCAGTTCCGGTTCACCGTCCTTTCTGCGGCCGGCTACGATGCTGTAATGCTTTTTATAGATCTCGATCCGTGCAAACGACGCCATCCCATCACCTCAACATTTCCTTCAGCAGCAGGGACCGGACGGCATAGCGGATTTTGTCCGGCTGTGCCGTCGTGTTCCCTCTGCCGTCATACATTTCTTTGATGTATGCGAAGATCAGGATCTTCTGGCGGCTCGTGATGTGCTCCGGGTCGAATGTCGGGATCAGCTCCTGCATTTCGTCCAGCGTTGCCTTCATCATCAGTTCGATCAGTTCATCGTCGTCTGTGTAATCGACGCGGATGTACTGCTTCACTTCTTTCAGTGTCAGGTCCATCTTGAACCGCCCCTTTCTTTCTGATCAGTTTCCGGATCTGTGGATCAGCCGCCGATGTTCTCGGTGATCTCGCCCTTGATCACGGCCTTGTCATCGACCGACTGAACATCGAAGCGGTCGCGGACCTTGATTCCGGTCAGGTCTTTCGCCCACAGGTCGCCCGCTTCCGTGGACAGCTCCACGGTGATCTTCTCGCGGTCGAACAGGGTGATCGCTTCCTTCAGGTCGCCCATGAACAGCGGATACTTTGAAGTGGATCCGGACTTGACGGATGCCAGTGTCTTGTTGCTGACAACATGGACGGGATAGACGCCGAACAGAAGGCGCTTTGTCTTGTCAGTGACATCGGGCTGGATGATGTAATCCTTCTTTTCATCCTTGAGCTTGTCCAGGTAGTTGAAGCCGTCCTGGTTGGTCAGGATGATGGAAGTCGGTGCGATCGCCGCGTCAAGCTGCACATTGAAGACGTCCTTCAGGTCGTCCACATCGCTGATCGCTACGGCCTTTCCTGCGGTGATCTCGTTCAGCTTGTTCAGGATTGCGGCATTCCTGGTCGCCCTGGACTTGCGGGCGATCCACTTGTTCAGGTATGCCAGGATGTTCGCCGCGGTGTCCTGAAGCAGTTCGCGGGTGGTCTTCAGGATGCCGCCCTTCTTTGCGACCTTATACTTGATCTGTTTGAACTTCGGTGTCTCCTGTTCGGTGAACGCTTCACCTTCGTCCACGTCGGGCCAGGGTGTGCTGTCGGCGTCGATCTCGATCACGCGGGAACCGGACAGCGTGGTGACGTTCTCGACGTTGACGTACATCTCCAGATCGTTTTCTGCGCGGCGCAGTTCCCGGATGTCTGTCTGGATGTCCTGCGGTACGGTGAAGCCGCCGTCGGATTCGCCGTCCTCGTTGGGATCCGCTTCGGTCATCATGTCCATGATGGCCTGGTCCTCTTCGGGCAGTTCACGGCGGCGAAGGCCGCACACGATGCGGTTGACGAACGCGCGGGCGATTGCCTGCTTTGTGGGCTTTTTGTCTGCGCCGGTCTTCGCGCTGTCTACAGGCTTCGCGCTTCCGGCTGTCACTTCGTCCTTGATGCCGGCGGCGTCTTCGTCCTCCATCTCCATCAGGATGTCGAATTCGGACTGCATTTCACGCAGCTGGTCCATCTTGTCTTTCATCTCCTGCGTCTTGCCCTGCCCCTGCAGACCACGGATCGCGTTCTTCATGTCGTTGATCCTTTTCAGCAGTGCTCTTGCCTCTTTGCTCATTGTTTAAGATCCTCCTTTTTTGGTTTTTTAGATTCCCATCAGTTCCATTTCTGCGATCAGGTCGGCTTCCTCCTGTGCTTCCCTGGCCTCGACATCTTCCGGGCGCTCTGTACGGATGCTCTTCGGCGCGTTCTTCCAGCTGTTCATCATCCAGCTGACGCACGCGGCCATGGCCGGCCGGTCGTCGATCTCGATGTCGAAGACCTCCTGCGCCTCCTCTGCAGACATCCATGTCTCTGCATTGATCTTTTCGGCGATGTCAGATTCTGACACGCCTTCCTTGACGCGCTGCATGTAGATGTCTGTGATGCTCTGCTGACACTTGTCCAGTTCAGTGATCAGCGCTGTCAGGTCGTCCGCGTTTCCGTAGGCGAATACTGACGGCTTGTGGATCATGATCTGCGCGCCCGTAGACATCACGATCTCGTCGCAGGCCATCAGGATTACCGACGCGATGGATGCCGCCAGCCCGTCGACGACGCCCTTGATGTGCCCCGTATGGCGGGACAGGATGCTGTGGATCGCGATCCCGGCGAACACGTCGCCGCCGCCTGAATTGATGTAGACGGTCAGGTCCGCGTTCTGATCGATCTGGTTCATGAAGTCCGCGATGTCCTGCGGGCAGACGTCCTCGACGCTCCATGCGTCCCATGAGGACGACACGATATCGCCGTAGATGTACAGCTCCGGGCCGGATGCTGCGTTCTTGATCTCCATGTAACCCGCGTTCTCGACCTTCTTAGTCTTCGGATTCTTCCGCGTGAACCGGTACTTGTTCACCATCGTCGTTCCCTCCTTCCTGCGCTTCTTCCGGATCCGTTTCGGCTGTATCCTCCGGATCGGTTCCGGCCGGCGTGCCCGGTGCTGGCGCGTGCACGTCTTCCGGCCCTGCATTGTCCGCAGAGCGCGTTCTCTGCGGCTGTGCTGCCTGCTGCGGCTGATTCTGCGCGTACTGTATGCCGACGTCTTTCAGCGGCAGGAAGCTTCCGTTTACGATCAGCTGGTCGCCGCCCTCTGAATCTTTGAGGTCAAGTTTCCGCCTGCACTCGTTCGGCTTTTCGATGCCGTTCTGGATCGCCTGCGCCATGATCTCCATCTGCGTCTTCGAATCTGTCCGCAGAATCGCCTTTTCGTTCAGCTTGTAATACTTGCCTTCGTCATAGCGTTCCGTGTCCGTCAGCAGTTTCCAGTTGACCTCTTCTTCGTACTGCTTCAGGACGAACAGCATCGTGTCCACGTAGAAGGACAGCTGCTGCATTTCGCTGTTTGCATAGCTGCTCTTTTCGTAGTCGTTGATCTGGTTCGGCTTAATGCCGAACGCGGCCGCGATCTGCAGTGCTGAATATTTTTTCAGCTCGATGAACTGGCTGTCCGACAGTTTGATATCCAGCGGTGTCAGCTTCATCCCCTGCGGGATCGGCAGGATCCGGCCGGTGTTCTTCGTGCCGGCTCCGTATGTCTCGAAGGCCTGGATCAGTTTCCGCTTTGCGTCCTCGTTCAGGTCGCCGGTGTACTCCAGTGTCGCCTTCGCGGTCAGGCCGTTGGCATACAGGTTGTTCAGGAAGTCCTGCGATGCCGCGGCCCCGTCGACCGTCTGGCGAAGGATCTCCTGCACGGGCAGGCCTGTGATCCCGTCAAGGCTGTGCGACGTCTTGAAATGCAGGACTTCATCAGTCCCGAATACATACTGCTGGCCGCTGTATTTGTCGCTGTACACGTACCAGATCTTCCCGGCCCCGCCGAAGTATCCGGCGTCGTCGACGACGATCTGCACGCAGTTCGACGGCATGACCCACAGATCCAGCACTTTGTATTCGCCGCCGTAGCGCTTCCTGCTGAACTTAGATCTGACGTACACGTAGGCGTTCCCGAAGTGGTTCCTGTTCATCTCGACCGCATTCCAGAAGGCTGTCGGCGTCATGAATGGGTTGGGCCTGTACTTCAGGAGCCTGCCGACATCGTTCAGCGGCGGTTCGTCGATCCCGTCCGGCGTGCGCTGGTAGTATTTCCACGGCAGCTTCGCCACCGTCTCGGACATCATCTTCAGGCAGGTGAAGTAAGTAACTTCTGACAGTACGCCGTTTTTGTTTTTTCTCTTGATCCCCAGCCACTCCAGAAAGGATTCCTCCTTCATGTCCGGCGATTCTTCAATCGTCTGGTTCAGGAATGTCTTCCGGAACCAGTTCGTGACCCTCTGCCACCATTTCAACTTTCATCACCTCCTTTCTGCTTTCTTCGCTCTGCTTTTCTCATACATCTGCAGCCACATTTCCACGGATTCATTCACATCCGGTTTCACTTCTCCCTTCATGGCCATCGTCCATGCGTCGATGATGGCGTCGATTGGGTCGATCCGCTCCGTCTGGTATTCCTTGTCGATCTTGATCTCGCCGAAACTGTTCGACACCGTCTTCGCGTTGGCTATCGACCAGGCAAGCATTTCATTCCCGTCATGCTCGACGTTCCCGGATTCGACTTCCAGACGGAAGTCTACCGTCGCGTCGTTCAGCGCTTTGGCCGACTGCGTGATGGCCACGCTGTCGTATCCCAGGGCGTCCAGATCTGACAGGAAGGCGCTGGCGTTGTGCGGGTCGTAGCAGACGAACTGCACGTCCAGATCCAGCGCTTTCGCGACCGTCTGCAGGTATGCCAGGATATACTTGTAATCCGTTTTTACGCCGCCCATGGTCTCCGTGACTGTGATCAGTCCCTGTCGGATCCAGATGTCGTACGGCACGCGGTCTGTTTTTATGTGCTCCTCGACCCGGCGCTTCGGGATGAAACTGTGGGCATGAATGTAATATTTCCGCACGCCTTCCCGCACCGACGGGAACACGAACGCGATCGACGTCAGGTCGCCGCCGGAAGACAGGTCCAGACCGACATAACACTTCTGGCCCCGCAGGCTTTCCAGCGTCTTCGCTGTTTTTCCCGCTTTCCACAGCTCCATGTCCCGGATGTAGACATCGTTCGTCCACTGGATCCACATGTTCAGCTGCTTGACGATGAAGTCGCGCAGGGACGACCCGCCCATTTCCTTCGCGGTCTCTGCGATCGGGACCATGTTTTCCAGGGCTTCGTCGTCATATTCCAGGATCGGGTTCGCCTTGATCCAGTTTTTCGGCGTCCACATGTCGTCGCCTTCGTCCATCTGTGCGATATAGACGAACTGCGAATCGTTGTGGGCGATCCCCTTCATCAGCTTCACGCAGTATTCATAAAGCGCGTAGCACGGGGATTTCAGGTCGAAGCCTGCAGTCGTGATCACGCTGATCAGCGCCGACTTCATCTTCTTGATGCCGCCTTCCAGCAGCTTGTACATCTGGTCGTCTTTGTGGGCGTGGTATTCGTCCACGATTCCCAGGTATGGCCGGAAGCCGTCGATTGATTTCGTATCGCCGGACAGTGCCCTGATCTTGCTGTATGTCCTGCAGCAGTCGATCGTGGAGTTGTACTCGTGGATGTCGAAGCACTCTTCCAGATCCGGATCGGACCGGATGAACTTCACGATCTCGTTGAAAACAATCAGCGCCTGGTCCTTCTTTGTGGCCGTGCAGTAGATCTGGCCGTATTTGTATTTCTCAAAATTGCCGTAATAGGCCGCCAGGATGCCGTTCAGGAAGGACTTGCCGTTCTGCCTTCCCAGCTGGATGTATGATGTCCTGAACCTTCTGGCGCCTGTGGCCTTCTTGCGCCATCCGTTCAGCGATCCCAGGATGAAGCACTGAAACGGGTACGCCTCGACCTGCGTCTGCTCTTCGCCCTCTGCGATCGTCAGCGTTTCCGCGAAGTCGATGATCCGTTCCGCCTGTGCTACGTCAAAATAAAACTGATACGGCGCGGCCTCTGCCGCTGCCATGTCGTCTATATGCCGCTGGCACGCCAGCTTTACCAGCTCCCCGGCGTTTATCTTTCCCGCAAGGACGTCCAGGGCGTACTGTGTTGTCCTGTCCATGGATGCCCCGCCTTCCCTGCCTTATGCGAATTTGTCGAACTTGTTCTGCTTCGGTGCTTCCTTCGCCTTCGGGACGATCAGTCTGCACCTGGATGATACTGTCAGGCCGAAGTCCGCCGCGCCTTGCCTGCACTGTCTGAAGTACCTGTCCTGCATGATCGCCAGACGCTCGACCTGGCTGTTCACGCCCTGCACCGTCTTCATGATCGGGTTCCCCGCTTCGTCCTTGTCCTTGGTCTCGACTTCGATCTCGATCATCAGCGGCAGCTGTGCGATCTGCTCCGTGATCTCTCTGTATTTCTCCTGCGCGATCACCAGGCGCGCTAACGCGTCGACGTCCAGGTTGGAGATCAGGTCAATCGCCCGCAGCTCCTTCACCGTCTTCCGGAAGGCCTTTTTCTGCGACGGCGTCAGGTATGCCGGCGCCGTGACTTTGTCTGCAGGCGCCCTGACTTCTGTCCGCTGGCGCTCTTCGATCTCGGCCTTCGTCAGGTGTTTCTTTCCCTTCGCAACGACCAGCGCGATCGGTTGCCTTTGTCCAGACATGCCGGTCTCCTTTCCGCTGCATTCACTGCAGAAATGTGTCAGATTCTGACCACATGCCCCTTCCGGCCCTATAATCTGGCGTTTTCGTGGGGATTTTTCTCCACGGATGAG